ATGGTAACAAAAACATTTCAAGGGTGTAGCTACACCGAATTTTGGGTGTCCCCAGCCAACTGGCAAAAAGCTACCAAAAAAGATTTGACCAAAGAATGGTTTGTCGAATGTGTCTTTTTTGATCCTCGCTATGAAAAGAAATACCCCAAAGGCTTTTCTTATCGGAAAAAGGCTAACAAGCCCAAAACGATAGAGGAGCGTAAGGCGCTTATTTCTTTCTTTCTCAAAAGTATTCCCCAACAATTCAATGATGGGTATAACCCCATTACAAAGAAGTACATGAACCTCAGAGATGAGGGGCTGTACCCTGACCTACTCTTTATCGAGGCATATAGACGTGCCTTGGAGATAAAATCAGGCACCAAATCGCACCTCTATAATATAAAACGTGCTATTGATAGACTTGAAGAAGCCAGTGAAGCCCTTGGCATGCAATATATCAAGGTCAAAGATTTGCGCCGTGTGGATCTTAAGCGTATGCTTGATTATCTACAACTTCCTGATAAGTATTATAATAAGTTCGTGATTTATTTCTCAAGTCTCTATCGTGAGCTGATAGAATATGAGTGCTGCGAGACTAATATCACCAGGGATATTTACCCTAAAAAGACTTTTAAGGAACCACGCCTTGTGCTTGAGAAAAAAGAATTGGATAGAATAAGGGAGCACTTGGAGGAGACACACCCCGATTTCTATCGCTATATGATGATCTTCCTCTACTCAGGAGCACGTAATACCGAGCTTTTTAGACTGCAACGCAAAGATGTAGATTTGGATAAGCAGGAGTTTGTTATACTCCTTGAAAAAGGCGGACAGTACAAACGATGTACCAAGGTGATACTTGGCCCTGCATTGGAATATTGGCGTGAAGTATGTGAGGAGTGCCAAAGCCCTGATGATTATCTCTTTGCCTTGAATTTTGTACCCAGTAAGAAAATGGGACATAAGGAAATCGTTACTCGTTTTTGGAAACGAAATGTAAAGGACAAACTCGGCATTGAAGCCGATTTTTACGCCCTCAAGCACTATATGCTTGATAACTTAGATAGTGATACCGCTATGTTATTGGCTTCCCATACCAATAAAAACACTACCGCTATCTATCAGGTCAATAAAGCCAAAAAGGATAGGGAAATGCTTAAACAGCTGAAAATAGAGATATAGAAAAAGCCCCAATCAAGGGGCTTTCTTTATTCTGTAACTACTTTAAGTTTAGGTTTTATAACCGCAAAAGGTTGTTGCAAAAGATACTTTTGTATAATATCAAGAGGAAGCGAGAATGCTCCCGCAAGCTCATTCTCAGTATAACCAAGCTCCTTTAGGTGCAACCCTACAGATGTGCTAAATACTTGAGGATAATCAATGGAAACACTGTCTTTTTCTTTTTTCTTCTCTCCGCTCCTGCTCAACTCAATATTGAGAAATTGGTATCTATCCTTATCTATTGCCCCTAATGATTGCGCTCGTTTGACAATAGCAGCCTTTGAGGTTAGCCAATAGTTTTTCAAAGCGCTAAGAGCGGACACCTTGAGGTTTCCCAAAGACTTTATTATAGCACTTTTTGGCATTAGAAATTCCGAAGCAAAATCATTAGCTTCTTGCTCCTTGTTTCTGCCAATGGGTATAGGAAAATCAGGAGAGCAGTGCATAACCAAGTGGCCTAACTCGTGAGCTAATGTAAATCGTTTCCTATCATTGGTAAAACGTTTATTTATAACTATAACCGCAAATCCTTTAGGAGTAAAAAATGAGATCCCGTCAAACTTTTCATCGGTATTGAGTTCGTATATAATAATTCCTTTGTTCTCTATCACCTTAAAAATATCGTGTATAGGTTCATCAGGCGATATTCTGAAGTTTTTCCTTGTAAACATAGCTGCTTTTTCAGGAGTATATCCCTCTTCTAAGTCTAATGTAACTAAGGAAAAATCAGGATATTCCACAGAATCAGCTATTTCATCTATAAGATAGCCTATAAACTTACACGAAGTCTCAAAGTCCTGTAGGAGTGTCTTTGATATAGATGATTTTTTGCGATAATTCGCTATCTCTAAGTCAATATTTATCTTTTTTGCAAAGAACTCTTTAGGAAAATTGAGAGTCTCAAATATTTTCTCTAAAAGTTCATCAGAAAGTCCTCCAAGTCCTTTTTCAAACTTGGATAAGTTAGATTGTGAAAGCCCTTGCACTGCTTTTGACAATTCCGTTTGTGTGAGCCCCCTATACTCTCTGGCAAGGGTAAGCTGTGAGTGATTAACTTTCATTTTCGTTAGGTTTTTGATGAGGTATAAAGGTGTAAAATGATAAGGAAGGTTGCGGTTTATTAATTAGCCTTTTTCTTCTTAGATTGCTCTTTTACCTTTGGTAGCAATCTATCATTAGAATTAGGCACTGAAATAGTAGGAATAGTAACAGAGGTGAGTTCTTCTTCGTAAAAACGCCACTGTATTTTTTCCTCATCTATATAAACAAAGTGCGGAGCCATTAGCTCGCCAAACTTACTCTTTTGCCACCCAAAGAAAATAATAGGATTTTCGTACGCAGTGGGGTCGAAAATAAGTGTTTGCACTTGGTTTAAGATAGATTTGTTTGCCTGAGTTCGGATATTCATTGGCATTTCTTTCTTGTCCAATTTCTTGATAAGAAAAGAATACCCTTTCATACTTAAAGCAAACCGCTTATATTTCCAAAATTTCCAATCACTTGGAAAGGCTTTTTGGAGTTCTCCAATAATGCAAGTCTGAAAAGTACTTGCTTCAAAACCTCTGCTTCTCGAATCGGGCGGGTACTTACTCATTGCTTTTTTGAATAAATCCTTAGCCTTGTGAAAAGCAGTAAAGAATTGGCTTATAACCAATTCAGAGCAATCAGCCAAAAAAGTTTCCTTTTTTGCTATTTTTCGTTTGCAAAATTGTACGGAAGTTCGTACATTTGCAGGGTCTTTATCATTATGCTTCATTTTAAATTTAAATTTAATTTAAAGCAACCCTCCTTATCAATATCTCTGCTGCAACAGAGATATTTTTTACGGTGCAAATATATAATTTTTATTTGAAATTGTATATAATTTTCCAACTAAGTTATCAACAACCCTCTTTCAAAATATGTGTCGTATTTCGTGTGTTAAATTTCTTTCGTATTCCTTTATAATTTCTTAATTTTGTACCCAGTTAAATAACACATCAATCATAACATGGAAATAGAGGCAGAACTCAAAGGCAAATTAGAGCAGCTTTATAACCGTGTGGAAAGTCTCAAAGACCAGATTAACACGGAGGAAGCAACTAAAAACGCCTTCATCATGCCTTTCTTGCAGATACTCGGCTACGATGTATTTAACCCTACGGAGGTTATTCCTGAGTACGTGGCCGATATAGGCACCAAGAAAGGCGAAAAGGTAGATTATGTAATCAAGAAAGACGATCAGATTGTGATTATCATTGAGTGCAAGCATTGGAAAGAGAATATCAATGCTCATAACTCCCAGTTGCACCGATACTATCACGTTACTGATGCACGCTTTGGCATTATCACCAATGGGATTGTGTATGACTTCTTCACAGACCTTGAAAAGCCTAATATCATGGACAACAACCCTTTCCTTACCGTGAATTTGGCTAACCTCAAGGACAGCACCATTAAGGAGCTGGTGAAGTTCACGAAAGCTACCTTTAGCATTGACAATATATTAGAGAGTGCCGAAGCCCTCAAGTATGTACGCGCCCTCAAGAATGAGTTTGAAAAGGAAATACAGGAGCCGTCTGATGACTTTATCAAGCTGTTAGCCCGCCGTTTCTTTGACAAGCAAATCACCGCGGGCCGCTTAGAGATATTCCGTGGATACCTCAAGCGTGCAATGACTTCCTATTTCAACGATTCGATTAATACCCGCCTGAAAACGGCCCTTGATATTAACGAGGGTAAGGCACCACAACCCAAAGAAGAACCAGTGGCGCCCGAACCTATAGACGAGGAGGACGAAAGCAGGATCGTTACCACTGAGGAAGAGTTGGAAGGCTTTCAGATAGTCAAAGCGATTGTCAGAGAGAAAGTACCCGCTTCTCGAATTGCCTACCGAGATACTATTTCCTATTTTGGTATATTATTGGACGACAATAACCGCAAGCCTATTTGTAGGTTGCACTTCAACGGCGCAAAGAAATATATCGAGTTCTTTGACAAGGGCAAAGACAGCTCCGAAAAGGTACTCCTTGACAGCTTGGACGATATTTACACCCACAAGGAACGCCTACTGCATACAGTTGAAATTTACTAACTTAATACATAACACATGAAAAAAGTATTATTGCTCATTGCTCTTACATTACCCTTTTTAGGATTTAGCCAATTTGTATTGACAAAAGACGGAATGGTTGACGAAAAAGACCAAAGCAAAAATTACCTTGTTTATAATTTTGAAGGAAAAACAGCTAATGAATTATATATTAGTGTTCTTACTGCTCTTACAAATTATTATGTGTCTGCCAAAGACGTATTAAGTAAGGTTGAGGGAAAAATAATTTCTATTAATGGAATTGAACAAAATGGCATTTGCTATGGTAATTTTATGGGAGGTTGTAATCGTAAATTTGATTTAGAGTACACTATGACCATAGATTTTAAAGATAATAAAATTAGAATAAACACTCCTATTATAGGAAAAACAAAAGGAGATAGTTTTAATAATAACAATACCTATTCATTAGTTGGAGGTGGAGGAATGTTTGGAACTTATAGCACTTTTAATAAGGAAGGTAAATTAAAAGATGAAAATTCAAAGAAAAGTATTGAAACATTCTTTAATGTATTAGTGCAAAATATAGTAAAGAGTGTAAAAAGCCAAGATAAAGACGATTGGTAAGAATAAAGAAAAGCCCCTTAATTGGGGCTTTTATTATGACCTTATTTTAATTCCTTTAGTGGTAATCTCACTAATACCAGCTTTCATGTTAGCTATATCTTTTTTCATCTCATGAAGCTGAAAAGTATTAGTCTCAATTCCTGCAAGGTGCTGTAACTGCTGAGCTAAATTGTTTTTGAGAGTTTCAAATGAATTTGTAAACCCTTTGTAGTACTCGATAGCTTGTAGTATGCCGTCTTTGGTCTGTTTTTGCAACTCCGTCAATAATCTTTGTTGTCCTAACAATTCTCCTCCAGTGTCCTGACTCATTCGCATATATCCTTTTTCAACTGCTTTGCGTTGTTCATTTAAAGGATTGTACTCATTAGGAACAGCATCAGCAAATTGTTTTATATAATTTTTTGTTGCTTCCAAACGCCATTTCATTTCTTCTGCAAGTTGTGAGGTTGTATCACGAAGATATTCTGCCGTTTTCTTACTTTTTTCACTTTGAGAAAGAGTATCTTCTTCACTTATAGCTTTTACTCTTTCTTTTACTTTATTTTGAAAATCTTTAAGATAATCAGCTAAAAAGAGTTCGTAAGCTATTTTTTTACCCAAATTCTCTACTATATTTCCTACCGATTTAGCAAAGGCATCAAAAGCATTTTCTCCCGTCTTCAAAGAATTAACTACGCTATCCATAATACCATTTCCTAATTGCCCAAAAGTATTTTTAAGAAATTCATCAAACTGCTTTTCAGCTTCTTGCATTTGTTTGTAAGTATCAATAGCTTCTTGTAATGCCTCTTTTCCCGTTCCGTAAAACTCTCTATTCTTAACGATACTTTCAGCTAATTCTAAATTAAATTCGCCAGCCTTATCTATTAGTTGAGGATATACTTGCAAAAGTCCGTCCCAAACTGTTCCTTGTTTTTTCCAAAACCAAGCCCCTGTAGTATAGCTTCCATTGGCAATAGCAAGCCCTGATAGATTGCTCTTTGATTTTTGAAATTCGTTATATTTATTTATATATACACCAAGAGCCGTATAGGCATTAGCGATTTCTTTTGTCCCAAAGATAGATGTATTTTCTTTGTGTAACATCTTTTCCTCAAACAATAAACGATTGTACTCCGTCTGTTGAGTTATTTTGGATTTTGCTACTTCGGCTAATTTCTTTTCGTGCGCCATTCTTTCGTTTGCCGCTTTCTCTATACCACCCACTGCAAATCCTACCACTGCACCAATAAGAGCACCCCAACCACCCCCTGCACTACCTCCTATTTGAGCGTATTGCATTGTTTTACTAATGAGGTTGCCTGTATTCTGTAATATCCTACCAAATTTTTCAAGAGAGGAATTCCCAGAACTTTTACCTATCTTTTCAAATTCCGCTCCAAGTTGCCCAAATTCACTTGTGATAGATTGAGCAGTTCCAAGCACCCCATTAAATGCTTCTTGCCATTCGGCAGTGTCAGGTTTTGCTTGAAATAACTTTTTTATATTTGCACCAAGCCTGCCAAAGACTGTATCGCTACGATCTGCCGTGTCCCTTGCTTGCTCAAGTTGCTGTTTTAGGTTTTGGATATAATCCACATTGTCCTTATCTCCCATGTCAAGCATACTTGCCAGCTGGTCAATTTCCTTTTCAGCATCGGCTATAGTCTCACGTATCTCCTTAACAGTCTTTTTGCGCATGTTCTCAAAGAGTTTAGCAATGGCTGTCCCCTCTTTCTTGTAGAGTATGTCCAGCTTTTTAAGCTCACGAGCCTTTTCATCTTGCGCTTTTTTGACTTGTGGAGCATCTGCACCTAACTTGGCTTGCAAGGCGGCAATATCGGCGTTGTACTTCTCCTCAATGGCTTTGCGTTGGTCTGTATAGGTTTGGTACTTCTCCAATAGCTCCTTATACATAGCCTCCTGCTGGCGGGTATATTCGTCTAAATTGTCCTGATTGAGTACTTCCTGATTTTTAGCTATTCTTGCCTTTTCTTCTTGAATGGCTGGGGTATCAGTGTTAAAATCTTGCCCTTTCTTCCACTTGCCCTCTGCTTCTGCTTTCTGCTTCTCTGTTTCAATAAAAGCCTGTAACTCATCTTCTCCTTTTCGCTTGATTGTCTCGGCTCGTTTCTCATACTCAAAGACAAGCAGGGCGTTACGCTTTTCTCCTCCGTCCTTCATTGCTTTGATTTTAGCTTCGTTCTCCTCAAACATTCTATCCTTTTCCAAACGTTCCTTGTCCCTTTTATCCTTTTCATAGTCAAAAGTAGGGAGTTCTGTTTTGGTTTTGGCGGCTTTGGCTCCTTTGGATTTGCTTAAACTTGTTTTATGATCCTCTAATGTCTTCTTTGCGTTTTTTAGATTATCTTCAGCTTCTTTAATGATTTTCGCAAATTCTTCCTCTGTGTGTTTCCCCTTTCCTCCATTCTTTATAGTATCCAAAGCTACCTCGGCATCTTTAACGGCTTGTGTATATTTCTTAGTAAGGTCTTTGTACTCATATGTCTGCTCGTGGAGCTTGTCTAATTGTGCCTGTAAGGTCTTTGATTGCGCTTGTAGTTCCTCTTCATTAAAAGCAAACCAATCACCTCCAAAATTCACCCCATGAGAAGCCCATTTGTTACCTGCTTTCTTCTGTTTTTGCAAGTCAGCAATTAGTTTTTGTCTGTGCTCTAACTCTTTCTTAATCTCGTCCTCTGATAGGTTTTTCACATCCATGCTCCAAGCGGCTACTCTGTCACCCTTGTAGTCATTCTTGGTGATTTTCTGCTTTTCCCTGATGTACTTTTCTACCTCATCAATATTATGTATCCAAGATTTACCAAATACACGGGTCATTTCCTCGTCAAGAATGGAATTTTTCAGCTTATTGGCATCATAAGCCCTCTTACCTGTCTTTGCCTTGTTCAATGCTTTTTCAAAGTCCTGATATTTCCCATACTCATTGGCACGATTTAATCGTTTTTCATTGGCATCATACTGGGCTATCTCCTGCTTGAGCTTAAGTATATCAGCCAATTTAAGGCTCTCTATATCGTACTTAGCAAAGATATTAGGGTATTCGTTTTGCAAGGCAATAAGCGCCTTTTGTCGCTCTGTATCTGCTAATGCTTGATTAGTGGCACTCTCTATCAGGTCGTCAATCTTTTGCTTGTGCTGCTGCTCCCAGTCTATGGCTTGCTGCTTTTGGTTGTTATAGTCCTGCTGTGCTTTCTCTGCTGCTGTGGTGTTATCCTTTAGCGCCCATATAGCAGCTCCTAACCCCACTACCGCGGTAGCTACCAATACATAAGGATTGGCTTTCATAGCGGCATTGAGGGCTTTAGTGGCAACAGTAGCAGCATTAGTAGCAATAGTCTGTATCCCCTTTGCAATAGCATCTTCCTTAGCTGCTACTGCCCAGCCTTTGGTAAGGGCAATATTCACCAATACAGCTGTACGATACGCACCATAAGTAGCAATAAGCCCCGCTATTATCTTACCCAAGGTTTGGTAATTCTCAACCAAGAAAGCCACGCTTGAGATAGCCCCTGAAGCAATCCCCTCAGTAGCCTTACCTATCTCGTTGAGCATATTGTCAAAGTTATCTTCCAAGTTGGACAGCTGACCGCTTAGGGTCTTGCTCTGCTCTGCCATTAGGTTGTAGAAAAGCCCGCCCTCGTCAGTCATACCCTTGATAACGGCTTGTACTTCAGGAAAGCCTATCTTTCCTGCTGAAACCATGTCTTTAATCTCGGTTTCACTCTTGCCTACGACCTTACTAAGCTCGGCAATGATAGGAATACCTGCATTCATGAACTGGTATAGGTCATTCGTCATTAGCTTTCCTTGCGCTTTGACTTGCCCATATACGTGAATGAGTTGTCCCATAGGTACGCCTAATCCAGCTGCTACATCACCCATACGACGAAGGGTCTCGGTTACTTCTTCAGCAGGAACTTGAAAAGCAAGTAAGCGCTTAGCCCCTTCGGATACTTCTTGTAGTCCAAAAGGGGTTTTAGCAGCAAGGTCTGTCATTTGTGCCATTAAAGCGTTGGCTTTCTCCTTGCTCTTGAGCATGGTGCCAAAGGCAATTTCAAGCTGTTGGAACTGGGAGCGGACGGCTATTACTTGTTTCATAAAGGCAGTGGCTCCCTGAAAGGTGAAATAAGCAGTCGCCCCCTTGATGAGGTTCTGCCATACTTGCGCCTGCTTCTCTCCCTCTTCTTGGGTTTTCTTGGTTAAGCTTTCAAATTGTTTTTTTATAGCCTCTATATCTTTCTTTATATCGCTTTGGTCTGCTCTTACTTCAAAGAGTAGTTTTCCTTCGTTTTCTTGCATAATATTAATGATTAGTGGTTAGTGATTAATGATTAGCTGCCATAGTCTAACAACTAACAACTAATCGCTAACCACTACTGAAGTGCTTTTAATTTTGACACAAAATCCCCATAGTTGGTAGGGATTCCTTTATGGCGTGTAGGCTTCTTATCTTTCTTATCGTAATCATACGAGGGTATCACAGAGCTATATAGCATTACATTGGCATAGCTCATGTTTAGGACATAGTCAAATGTCAGTCTGTACTGCTTAGCAAATGAACCTACGAGCCCCCAGATGCTGTCGTTTCGTTCTCCACTTCCTTCGTTGGCTTGGTGATCATCATTCCTTTGAGGGAAGTGGAAATGACGAAAAAAGAGCGTATATCCATTTGTCCTAATGCCTTAAAAAAGGCCTCGGAGAGTTCAGATATAGGGGCTTTGGTGAGTTTTTGGGCTAATACCTCCCCTTGGGTAATATGCTTCTTTCGTTTCCAAAACTGCCAAAAAGGCGGGCGTGCTGTCTCTGTGAAGTGGTTACCTAAGAGGATAACAGCTACAGCCCATGCTATATTTTCATAATCTTCCGCCTTGTGAACAATAGAGCCAAATATATGCTCCTGGTCAATGGTATCGGCGGGTATCTTGCTGATGTACTTTGAAGCCCTTACCAGTGTAATAATAGAGGGCGGAGCGACTTTATACGCTTCGCCCCCAATGATTATTGTGGTTGGTTCTTCAAGTAGTGTTTTTGCTACTTTATCTTCCATGGGTTATGCTACTATTTCTGATGAAAAATATCCCTTACCACCATTGAGCATAGTGATTTCAATTTCTATATCGTAACCACTCTCCTCATTATAGACAAGTGTCCCTGTCATAGTACAGTAGAATATATCTACCTTTTCAGCTCCTGACATCTTAGGAATGATAGATACCGAAAACTTCTTAGTGGAAACAAAAGACTTGATAATAATTTTGTCTCCTACTTCTTCAATGTCCCAAATCTCAGAAAGCAGATCCTTTTTAATGTTCTTAACAGTGAGTTTTGCCTTATAAGTAGGCTCTCCTTTCATTTGGTCAATGACTTTTCCTCCAATAGCGGTGTATTTATACTCCTTTCCGTCTTCTTTTTCAATGGAGTAGCTACCTTCCTTGACAATTCCTAATGTCTTAAGGACTGTACCCATGGCGCCTCCTGCTCCTGGTGCTCCATACTTAAATTCTACTTCGCCCCAAGCGGTGCCGTTACTATTTGTATATGCCATGATATAAAAGATTAATTGTTAATGATTAATGATTAATTGCCTACGGGTGCTACCCGTTAAAGGTGTTATATCTGAATTTTACTTTTGCGTTGATGAAAAACTGCTTTATATCCGTCTCCTCAAAGGTCTGTATCATCTGATGAAGTTGTAATCTATAGTTGCGTAGGGCCGTTTTAGCTTCCTCTATGATTGGCATTAAAGCCTGCTCGATAGTATCACATCGTACAAAGTTTTTACTATACTGATTATCGTTGTTCTTTACCAAGGGGACAAAGATATTGATGTTAATTACCCCCGTTTGGTATTGCCCATCTAACCCAGTAAGGAATGATATTATACAGTCCTCTTTTTGTGAGTTCAAAGGACGTACTCCTGAGCGGTAGGTTTGCCCATTGATAAGCGGGTTTATCTTATCCTTAAAGTACTTATATAGGTCGGCTTCTATCTGTGAGGCTGTTTTTTTCATTGCGATAATGCTTTTAAGAGTTTCGGAACTTCTCGCTCGGCTAAGAGTTCAGCGGAAGTAAGTACATTGTAGTTACGAGCTTCTACATAGCTTGCGTACTTCATTCCTGCAACCACGACAAGCACAAACCCCTTTGGGTATTGAGATGTTACCTTATTGATAAATGCTTCACCCTCTTTTTGTCCGCTTTTTCCTCCTTCTGTCCCTCTTTCAGTAGGGGCAAATCCTCCTTTTTCAATGGGTTTGCCCTCTTTTAAGACAATGTACCCAATGGAAGAACGGAGGTTACCTGTTTGGTCTTGATAGCTACCATACTCACGCGCTTCATTGATACACTTCTCTCCTACATTGCGAAGGATACGAATGATTTTCTCTTCGTATTTGGCTATCTTTTCTTGCAGCATACGCTCAATATCTGCGGGGGTGAATTGTGGTGTTATCATACGAATATACGGCAATGGAAATAATCAGTGGAAAAACGAATTACCTGCTTTTCAAGGCGGATATTACCTTCTTTATCTACTACCTGAACCGTGGTGCCTGCTGTTATGGTAGGCGTTCCTTTTGGCGCATAGATAGTAGCGGTACAATCAAAGATTTGCCCATCTGTTTTACTTATCTTTTGTCCTGCTCCTGCTATCTCATCACGACACACGCCTACTTCCTCCCATGTTATAGGGTCTGTAGGGTAGGTAGGTATGCCGTCTTCATTGATAGTTGGCTGCTGGGACACTTTTTTTCTAAGCAAATAAGGGTATATTTTCATCTTTAAAACATATTGGTAATATCTCTTACAGTGGCTTTTTCCTCTAACAAATTGACCCTACCAAGTTGCTTACAAAGGAGATTGTAAAAGGCAGTAATAGCTGATTTGTCATAAGAAAAAGACAATCCTCCTTCAGAAAAGGACACTGGTCGCAATAAGAGTTCAGGAATGAGATTGTAGAAAAAGAGTTTTGTCTTTCTCTCGTTCTCCTCGTTGAACTCATCAGAAAGCCCCAATCCTACCCGTTGCATTTCGGCAATGAGTAGGGTCGTGGGGTATTCTACATTCCAGAGTTTGAGTTTTTCATCTATGTACGCTTGTGCGGTCATCTTAGAACTTTGTTTTGATGATGAGTTTGCGCTTAGTGTCGTTCAATACAGGAGTAGCGAAAGCTGATGCCTTGGTAGATACCGATATAGGATCTTGATGTCCAAAGGTATTTACCAAAATGAAGTTATCCTTAATAGATTTGCTCATCACATCAGCAAAGCTCATAGTAAATTCAGGAGTAGTGGTATATTGAGTGTTACCCAATTGAGCAGAGTTAGAGAATAGGATATTTCCTTCTTCCCAACCACTGGCCACGGTTACCTCTCCATTTTTACCTTCCACACTGACATAAGACTCCCATACCTTGATGATAGGCAATCCTTTTTCTGCAAGCTCGGCATTGAGTTGATCCAAACGCACATCAGGCAAAATAGTTGTGTTATTGATAGGAATACCTAATACAAAGGCGCGGGTATTTTTGTTCTTCAATACCAAATTAAGAGTAGCACGGCTCATAGTGATAGTGGTATAGCTATACCCCTTGCCTTTGGCCTCCTCTTGGTATTTTTCAATCTCTTCTACTGGGTTTGCATCGGCATCCGTCCATTTCTTTTGGGCATTTTGTGTTTTTACCTTGAAATCTACTGATACATTCACCACTCCGTTATTGTTTGCGGTAGTAGTCTTATATTTACCAGTAGATACAAGTTGTTTAGCCATCCACTCCATACGAGCATTGACCCCATCAATACAGAATTGAGGGTCTTCATATATCTTATCGATAAGTTGTGCCTTGATACCTGCATTGGTAGGATAGGCAGCTACCGAATTACGGAGTTGCTGAATGGTAAGGAGATCCTTTTCGTTCAAATCACGAGCGATTTCCACCTTTGGGATATCCCCTTTGATGTTTTCTACAAACTCACGTCCTTTGCGTGGTGCCTTTGAACCAATCGCTACAATGTCCGCCATTACTTTAGCTCCAACAGTCCCCTCCATACTTGAGAAAGTAAGGTTAGGATTGAACAACAAAGGGAAAAAGTCACGATAAAGCAACGCTCCCAAAGGATAGGCTTGAATAATAGCGTTCATATTAGCCAGAGAGAACTCAGGAATAATGTTGTTTGCATTGATATTCATCTGCTTTTAGTTTTTAAGGTTATTAAATAAATGAAATACGAGGCAAGGCTGTACGTAGGTATGCCACACCTTCCTTTTCTTTGTCAGGCAGAGCCTCTTTGCGGGCTGTTCCTGCCATTACGACAGCTACCAAAGGAATATCGTCAATAACCACATCGTGAGCGGTAAGCCCTAAGGCTCCTGCGGTATTAGCAGCTGAAAGGGTCTCATTGACAATTTTAAAAGCACCATCGGTGTCAGGCATTACAAGCGTACCCGCAGGGATAACCCCATCGGTAAAGCGTGCCTTGGCTGTGGTAGGGTTTATATATACCCCTCCTGGATAGGTAACATCCAATTGGTCAAATACGACTATTTGGCGACCTGCTTTGTCTGAAATTTTAACTTCGTTCATGGGTTTTACTCTTTTTTGAATTTTTCGTTGATATAGGCTTGTACATCAGCTGATACACCGTTAGCATCTGTGCCCCCTCCAAACACATTGCCTGAATGAGAGGAAAGCCCCGTATTGGCTTGGGTCTGCAAAAATGCTTGTTCATCGGCTTTTAGTTCGCTGACAAAGGCGTCCATTTCGGTATCGTCTTTGAAAGTACGCCCTAAGTGGTGTTTGTAAAACGCTTCCGATACCCCCTGGGCTTTGAGTTGGCCGAGGAAACGCTCCTTAGCGGTTTGTTGTTGCTTTTCTGCTTGAAAGGCAGCGATGGTTTCATTTTGCTTTTCAACAGCTTGCAAAAGACCCTTTGCCCACTCTGGCATTTCATCAGGTTTAGGTTCAGTGTGTGGAGTAGGAGGATTTGGATTAGATTTAGCCCTCATTTCTTCGAGTTCTTTCTCTAATTTCTTGCGAGCTTCTTCGGCTTTTGTAAGACTTGTGCGCCCTTTGTCTGCTACTGATTGCAATAGCTTGACTTCTTCCTCTACGCCTTTGACAGCGTTTTCTATTTCCGTATCGTCTTTAACCGCAGCCGCTAAGCGAGTAGCGATTGCTTTTAAAATTTGTTCCTCTAACCCCAAGTGCGCATACTTGGTTTTGAGAGCTTGTAGGATTTTTTCTAACATAAGATGTACAATATTTGTTTTACCGCAAAGGTACGCAAGGGCTTGAGAATAAGCGCTATAGTGATTTGTGTAAAGTTTGTATTTTCTTTGTGTTTTTTTTGTTTTTTGTTTGTCTTTTTCTATTAAGAAAAGTTTAACTACATCAAAGAGTAAAAAAATGATGATTTTCATTGCGCAATGAAAAATAATGCGTATCTTTGCAGTGTCAAAAAGAAAGAAGTATAACAAATAAAATTCAAAAAAATGAGAACTATTACAATTAAGGACATCTATAATGATGTAAGTTACATTAACCCAAGTGTATCTACTATTAGTTCAATAGGTGATTACATAGAAGAGAGTAACAGACAGGTTGCTCAATCAGAGAGAAATAGAATATCAGAATATTTACCACAAGGTTCATTAGCTCATAAGATCATCACTGAGAACTTAAATGATTTCTTCTCAGATAAGCAACTATGGGTAATAGCATACGAATTACAAAAGAATGAAGCGTATGTAACCAATCTTTCTAATGAGATAGAGAGAAGAGAGCTGGCAGCAGAGCGCAAGGCAGCAGCAAGTAAGGCTAAGTTATCAGCCAATAAAGAGGGCAGCCAAGAAGTGCTTGACTTTGTGAAGTCAAACAAGAAGCTATTAAAAGACTATTATGTTTTTTTAAAATCAAACAAAAAGTACTCAAAAGAGTTTTATTCTAAGAAATTCACTTTTGAAAGCGCAAAAGAATTTATCAATAAAGTATAACAACTAAAATTCAAGAATAATGAAATTAGATTTTTACACAACAAAAAGCTACACTTACATTGTAGCTGGTAATGTTACTTTTAGAAAGAGAGAGCAAGGTTACCCACGAGTTAATGAGGTACCCTTTGAAAGGGTAGATTCTCAGAATTTTACTGAAAAACCATATTTTATAGCTTTCATTGATGTAGATGGTGAAATTACAGATGAAAATCTTAATGAAGCTTACTCTCAATTTTGTGATTTCTGTAAGAGAAGTCATGAAAAGAATAAAATTCAGAAAGAGCAAGCCAAACAAAGCCTTGAAGCGGATTTTCGTGTGCTCGAAAACGAAATTAAAGAGGGCAAAGTTTTTGATGCAAATCTAGAAAATATTAGAAGAATATTATTGTATCTCAATTCTATGAATTGGGGGGTATGGCAACTCCCTAAGATGACATGTGGGTATAGTGCTCATCAGTACGATTGCGACGGGCATCAAGCATCTACAATAACACTTGACAAACCTATTGATTATTATGGTGAGAAAGTCAGTAAGTTCAAAGTCGGGGGGGGTAGATTACATTTAACAAAATATAAATTTGTTTAACATCAGGCAATTTTTATGAATACAGACGACATTTTTAGTCAAAAATATGAGGTAGCCAACATGGTTATACCTAAGTTCTTATTAGCGTGCAACCCCATTGTACCTAATTATGACCTTACCTACATATATTCCCCTCATTATATGAGCCTAATAATGGTAATAGAGGAGAACAGCGAGATTGTAAGGCTCAATGATACCTACAGAGCCATGCCCCAGCGGTTATATGTGTATGATATGTTGGAGCAATTTAGATTAGTAGTTGTTCAGAATAACGTAATAAGCACAGGGGGCATATACGCCCCTATTATCTCTGTTGAGCAATTCATAGAGGAGGCGTGGCAATGGTACAAGGAATATCTTGATTGGGAACTAACACAAATGCAAGGATTATGACAGCACAAGAGAAAGTATTATATATCATTGAACTATTAGAGCTATCAGATAGGCAGGTTGCTGCTGCCATAGGCAAAGCCTTATCTACTACTACTCATAAAAGGTTACAATTGGGGCGCAATAAATTCACAGATGAAGATCTGCTAAACCTCAAGAATTATTACCTTGAAAAGTTGAAACAGATAGAAAATGTATAATAAAAAAGCCCTCACTACGAGGGCTTAATTATTTACCGAAACGGCTTTAATTTCCACAATATCCAAGCAACTACGCCGAGTATCAAAGCGCCTATAATAAAGGCAAAGGGAATTGTTCTAACTTCTTTCTGCACCTGCTTAGTGGCTTGTATATATTGGCTTTGTATCTCGGATTTTTGGTTTATCTTATTATCTATATAAAGAGTAGTATCAGCTTGTTGCAAGCTCTTAGAAAGGTTGTCTATGGTTTTAAGGGTAACCTTTCCGCCCTGTACTCTTATGGTCTCTTTGTCTCCCTCCCTGATACGATAATACACTACTTCCTTAGCATTTCCTACACTGTCCTTATCACTCTCAAGGGTGATTTCATAGGTTTGGGACTGCTGAAGGTCAAAAGCGCTTATCCTTTGAGCTTTTTCTACTCGTGTGGAGCTGTCTTTTACCTCCTTTCTTTCGCTCTTCCGCTCTTCTCTGTGCTCGGTTCGGTTTGATTTCTTGCTCCTGCAACCGAAAAGCACCATAAGAGCTAAGAGTAAGTACAATTTCTTTCTCATACATTACTTTTGAATTTCTTGTTGTTTGATTGACTTTTCGAGCCACATAAGCCCCTCTTCTAATTTGGTAATAACCAAAGAAAGCTCTCGACTTCGTGGCAACTGTACTACTCTCTCAAGTAGACTTTCATACTCTTTTTTTAGTTCATTTACTTCTGTCATAATTAACAATTTACGATTAGATATTTTGGTACTCGTCTTTAGCATTGAAGCAAGGACAAGCCTTTTTTACTCCTGCAAAGTCTCGGTGCCCCTGTATCAAGGCATCGGGGTATAACTTCTTGAGTTCCTTAAGGAGCTTTATAAGGGCTTCTTTTTGGGCAGGTGTACGGGTGTCTTTGGGTTGGAGCATGTTCTTATCCACTCCACCTATGTAACAGATCCCTATACTGTCCTTATTATGCCCCTCCACATGGGCGGGTATCTTGTCGACATCACGCCCAAGCTCTACTGTGCCGTCCAAAAGGATTACATAGTTGTAACCTATCTCATTGAACCCACGTTCGCGATGCCATAGGTCTATATCCTTAGCTGTATGTGCTCGCCCTTCAGGAGTGGCAGAGCAATGTACCACGAGGTACTTAATAGTTCGTTTGCTTTTTTTCATGGTGTTTTGATTTTAAATATTAATAAATAGTGCTGATATACCCGTCTTACGCTCTGTATCCAATGCGTAGGGCTTGTAGGTTTTGATAAAATTAAGCTGTGTTTGGTTCATGGTCTTCTGTTTTATGATTGTCACTTTCTTTCATATAATTAGAAATAGTCTTAGCTACTTCCTCTAAGTTATCACGATTGATAAACACTTGTTGAATGGCTTGTCCTGCACGGTCAAACCGCACCTTATCTTCGGCTTTCTCGCGTATCGATTTGATTTCGATAAGACATAAGACTACGGCTATAAAGAATGTACAGAATGGGAATAACCAAATCGAATATTGATAATAGGTTTCTAAAAACCAAGCAAGCATACCATACATACTATCCACAATGGTACAAGCAATCAGGATATTGTAGTATTGTGCCATTTTGCTAATAGTACGCCTATATCCGTAGGAGTTACGCGCAATACCCAATCGTTTAGCCTTGCGCACCCCACTCCAAAGGTCGGCAAATATCATAAGGAGTACAAGAATATAGATACAGAGTAGTATCCAAAGAATTACAAAGATTTTTTCCATTTATTTTTTTGTTATTGACTATTATTTTTAAAATAAGCGGTGAACCACCATATACCCCTTACCTTGAGGTAGTCAAGGTTGCTTTGGTTGGCGTAGGCTTCCCTTTCAAAGATGATATTGCGGTAAGCCTTATCCCAATTGCGATAGCGTAAATACTTGAAAAGAAAATCAAGGAAATACCAAATGGCAAAGAGGAGTATCAAGGTCTCTAACTGCTGTCGCAAGTGGATACGTTCGTGATTGATAAGCTCTTTATCGTACTTATCACTATCGTTGCGAACGAAGATGAAAGGATATAGGGTAATTGCCCTATACCCTTTTGGCACGAGAAACCTATTTTTTCGTATCATTGGCTTTTGGTTTTTCAGTGCTTTCTCCTTTGATGAGTCCTAAACAAACATCATAAATATGTCTGTACAGCTCAATATCCGAGGGTTGAGAGTTGGAGTTGTTTATGTTAAAACTACTCTCGGTTACTGTCCCTTGAATGGGAACACCATAAGGATTATCCACGCCCTTACGAGAGGCTGTGAATGTTATCACGTAAGGGTTTTGTCCTTTCTCAAATTCGTATGAGTACATCACGATTGTGCCTTGTACTTCCTCTTGCGCATTGATACGCGTTGTTTGCTGAATGATTTGCATTTTATAAAGTTTTTGAGTTGTTAATTTTTTGTTAGTTTAATAACTTGGGTATGTATATTCTTGGTCTTTATTCTTATCCCTATATATAATTCTATGCATTATAGGGGTATTTTTTCCAGCTGGATATACCCAAAATCCTATGAAATAATATCCATATGTTGTAAATTCAAGTACTTTCATGTCATATTCTCTGCTATATTGCCGCTTCCAAACACACATACCCACTGCATCTATATAACAACCTTGATCATCGTGTGTATCATAAAACCCATACTTTTTACCTATATAATCTGAGTTAATAGTAAATCCTCCTATCTTTCCACTTGTAGCATTGATTTGACCTGTAAAACTCCCACTTGTAGCATTAACCTCTCCTGATATATTCGCCTTAGTAGCATATACGGTTCCGTCTTGTAACACTCTAAAAGGGGCAGCATACCTGCCAGCAAACTCACTACCTGCAAATAATCGTACTTCATTAGTAGCATTTCCTACCCCAGTGATACCCGCTTGCGTGCCCAATGTGTTACCTACAATCATCGTACCAGTGGCTACCACATTGCCTCTTACATCGGTCTTGTTAAGGAAAGCTGTTAATTGGTCAATTTTACCGATACGCTCATCAGTTTTAGCCTTGTTCTTATTTTCTAAGGCTTCAATTCGTGCAGCGTTTTGTCTGATAGTCTCTAAATCGGAGTTGATATTAGCGATTTGGTTTTCCACATCTTCAGGGGCTGGTGACCAGTCAGTGGGTTTGTTGCCTCGTTCAAGTTTGATATTTCTTACCCATAGTTTAGATGTCACATTGCCCAAATCACTACCATTGTTATCAATGCGAATGTGTCCTCTTGGTGTTAAATTAGGGTCTGTAGTAAAAGTCATTATTTCTCTCCTCCATTCACCATTTGTATTTGGAATATCTCTATTCCTAACGAAAGATGTGTTTTCATTTATAAAAAACATTTCTACACTTCTAACATTTTCACTTTTGTATTCCAAAGACAATGTATAAGTAGTATTCTTTTCCAAAGTACCCCCCACTATATCATAATAGATATAATCTTCTACCGTACCCCTATACTCTTTATAGCGCTCATTCTTACTATTAAGAATGAGATTACGACCTCCAATATTAATTTTACTCACTTCCCGCTCTGCATGTGCTTTAGCTGCTTGCAAGTTCCGTTCTGCTTCTTGGATGCGTGCTTGCTGTTCAGCTGTAATAGCTAATCCAGCATTGCGATTAGCTTCTGCTATGGCTTGTAACTTGAGTAAGTCCGCCTGTGCTCGTGCATAGGCTTCTGTAGCACTCTTAGCATTAGCAACCGCTTGTTCTCTGTTTTGTTTTTCTTGGTCTATTCTACTTTCCACATCTTCAGGGGCTGGTGACCAGTCAGTGGGTTTGTTGCCTCGTTCAAGTTTTAGCAGTTCAATAGATGATATTGGAGGAGGAATAACACCCATTACTTCATGAAATACAGATATACCTCTCCATGCTCTGTTAGGAGTTATCAATGTTGAACTTTTACCATTTTGAGTATTAAAGCTGATGTATTGTCTTTCACCTCCAAAAACATCAGAAAAGTAAATAGCTATACGACCATTTGCTTCAGTGTTACAAGAAAACATATATTGCTCGTTGGGCTTTACTGGCTCTGAAAGTAAATAAAACGTACCTATATAACCATTCATTGAGCGTCTGTCTTTGGAATTGAGTATAAAATTCCTTCCCCCTACTTGTATATTGCCCATCTGCTCATTAGAATACTGCTTTAACCTATTCTCCAATGACTGCAAATCAGGATTAACAAGTTGTTTAAACTCTAATTTGTTGCGGTCTGAGATTTGGAGGTGTGCGCTTATCTCTATACGATCGTCGTAGAGGGCTATAAACTGCTGTCCGTTACCTGAAGCAATACGATTGGTTACCATTTGCCCGCCTGTAATCTCAGTAAATCCATTGAGTTGGGCTATTCCTCGCTCTCCATCGTACTCAGAATTGACTGTGGCATATAGAAAGTGGTAAAAGCCCGCTTCTTGCTCCATGCCTATTTTGGTTTCGGAGAGGACAAACTCGGCTGTCTCTATAGCCTTATTGGCCTTGATGTAGAGGTAATAGCTCTTTGCTTTATCATCTAACCTGCCTGATACAAAGGGGGAAACATACCAATACTTATAATCAGCTGCGGAGTGGCTTGGCTTGATGTCTGTTGTACCAAGGGTGTAATGCTTGATCCAACCACTACCAGCATTGATTTTCTTATTATTTCTATCAAAGTACAAGGTATGAGGTACGGTGATAGGGTTGGTTTTATTGGCCACAAAGGCAAATTGTCCTGCCTTGTTACCCACTAAGGCCATCATCGTTTGCACTGTGGCAGGAATGATACTTTGGGTATATTCAGGAAAGGCTTCTTCTACCTGCTTGATGGTCTCCAAGGCATTGCGCCAACTGCGTTTGGTTAGTGATTGTGTCTGTCTGTTCATTTCTCCAAAATACACCTCTTGATTTTGGAGTTTGCGTATTTCAGAGGAAAAGGATTGCCCTTGTACCTTGTTGGATAGTTCTATTTGAGGACTGTAAGGGTTATTGACATACTCTTTAAGCCCTACAATACGAATAGCCACGGGGGTACGTTGAAACTCGGTATCTGAAAAATTGATATAAGCCCCCATTTTTAGACGTCCGCCTACATTGACCCATCGCTTTTTTGCCCATATTCCGTCTAAATCACCAGTGAATGTAAAGAGGTCGGCTCGGTTTTCATACAGATACTTACATGCTTCCTTCATCATCTCCCAGCTGGCGCCCGTTTTGGTGTCATTGTCGCAAATATAGGCAGCAGGCAGGTGCATGTTATATACAGAATAACGATCACCCACAGCAGGTTTAAATATATCATTCGGCATAGTGGTGCCGTCCTCTTCCTTGGGGACTATCTCAAAGCGGCGTGTGCTATGATTGTAGCCGCTGCTATGCTCGTAACGACTAATCTCAAACTCACGCCCTGATAACATACCGCTTTCAAAGTATATCACCATCTTTTCCCCTTTGATTTGTAGGTCGGCAAAGTTTAGCGCTTCAGGTATGGTAGTATCGGCAAAGTCGTAGAAGTGTTTGTCTCTATCCACTTCAAACACGGCTGATATAGTCCCTTTGCGACTTGGGTATATATGGGAAAGGTCAAGGCTTTGCTCGTTGATAAAGCCGTTGTTTTGGGCATTCTTGATAGCTATAGACAGCCCTTTGTCATCTGAAACGAAGGTTACCCCCTCATATACGTACTCTTGTGATTTGGGTAGTAATAATTCCTTGTTGCCGTACTTTGAGCGGTCAATATTACGCTCTCCTCCTTGTACATAGAGGCGGGTAATACGACTTTGCTCTGTAGTACGGCTTACCCCTGTCTTAAAGCCTTTGCCCTTGCCATATTGGAGCGGCAAGGGATTGTCTTTGAAATATTCTACCTTGTGGAGGTGTATCGTTTTACCTATGATCTCGTATTCTGTCTCAAAAGCCTTAGCGATCATGTCCAAGGCTTCTAAGCAGTTGTTGTGGTTATAGCTGATAAGTTTCTCATTAGCTTCAATCGTGGTTCCTACCTGCCAGCCGCTGTCTATCATATTAAGGCAATCTACCAATATTTGTACGTGATAGCGAGGAGAGGCTGTAAAAGGAAACTTGAGGGTCTTATCATTGGGGTTGCGAAACTTGTAATTCTTCAGGTTTGCCCCCTCGCTGTCCATGGTAAGGGTATATTCAAAGTGTCGGCTGTTATGCTTCACCACTTTAGCAGGCTGATTGAGGGTATAGCGTTCTCCTTGGAACTCACACCATGCCCCAGTAGGTATGTCTGTGTAAGTAGGTAAGGCAAAGTATAGGTTAAGGGTATGCTCGCCCATAATAGAGCGGTATCGGTAGCTCTCATCAGTGGGGAGGACATCTATATAGGTGCTGTTAAAGTGTAGTTGCATAGTTATCAGATTTCAAGGCAAAGGTACGTTTTGGAGCAAAAATACACTCTATCACAATTTGTTTATTCTTTGTATTTTCTTTGTGTATTTTTTATATTATCACCAAGTAAAGGGTAAATTCCACTCTCAAAGTGTCTTTTGTGAGTAGCACCTCTTTTACATTGGCCTTTTGATAGATAGCCTTAAAGGTACTACCAAAAGCATTAATGGTACGTTCTCCTCTTTGAGAAAGGTTGTATAATAGTGCTTCGTACAATTTCCAAAAGCGATTAATCGGCTGTTTCATATAGCAAAGAATTTCAATGGTGCGTTCCTTAAAAACGTTGTTGTGGTCTGCATATTTTACGCCTGCAATGGTGCTATTGGTAGTGGTTAGGTGCTCTTTGACCTCGTAGCTCTTTAGTAGGTTGCTTTCATTCTCCTCCAATAGGTAAATACCATACTTGGATAGGTCTATGTTGTCAATCGTAAAACCTGAAGGAGGTAAATTGTCATTAGGGGCAATATAGGTATAACCTTGCAAGGGATTATCATTGGCAAAAGTAGCCTCGTAAGTGATGTAGCCTTGTTCTTTCTTTGCTTTTCTGACCCCAACGAATCGTAATCGGAAAGACTTGCCCAACTCCTCAAAGTGAAAATCATTATAGGTTTGAGCAGATAGAAAGGTTATAAAGGTATCGTATTGGTCGCTTTTGGTAACAAAAGACAAGGATATAGAGAGGTTGTCCAATTGAGGATCGTCTGTGTCGTACTCTTTGCCGTAATACTCTGCCCAGTCATTAGAGGGTAGTTTCTTGAGAGGAGGAAAACAAAGCAAATCCTTGTAGTTGCTTTCTAAAAGGTAGGTATGATAAGTAGTTTGTATGTCAATAGTGTTAATTTTCATTTCTTTATTGCTTTTTTATTTTCCTCAATAAAATAAGGCTTTGTTTTCCAATTCTTGAACCTATCTTTGTTATCAGTTACCCACTGCTTATAGTTGTTAGGCACATCACCTACGTAATTAGACGAACTCTCAGGGGGTAGTGTTTCATCAGCTTTTAATTCTTTGATAAGTTCTTCGTCAGTCTTAAGAATAGTAATAATATGACACTTACAGCCTACATGCCAGCCGTGGAAACGAAATGTTTTGGGGTATTTGCCTTTCAGTTCATCGCACATGTCATATACTTTGTGCTGTGGGGATAGGCGTACTTCAAAGCCTACAATATCAGGGTTTTGTTGGATACGCAACCAATCAGCGGACTTATAGGCTACATTAATCTCGTTACTTGCAAGGCGTAAGGCGTTTTTGTAGGCACTTCGGTACACCCCTTGCCCAGGGTGATAGTTTTGGGCGTTTTTACTCAGTACAAGATTGCCATATTTGTCCCTTACCCTGCGAAATAGCGCAGTAGGGTTATTCAAAAGGTTGCGTACCTCACGGCTTAGCTGGACAGCGCTTTTACCTTCCTCCAAGGAAACGGATAAAGCAAGTTCTATCTCACTTTGGGCTTTTTTAGCAATATCCCATACACGATTGGAGACCGTAAAATCTTTAATCTTGCGTACTTTGAAGGCTTCGAGAGCTTCTAAGTTCTGATATTTGGTTAGTCCTTCCCTTAGTAGCTTATCCTGCTTGAGGTTAGCAAAAGCCCATTCTTTGGTAATGCCTTGCTTTATGATTTGGTCTAATTGGTTGCTGAAGTTAGCTAATTCCTTATCAAAGGCTTTCCCTTTCTTGGTAGCCGCAAAGGCAAATAGGGTGCTTGTTACAAGCTCTTGGAAATCCGTTTTGAGAGCCAAGGACACAGAAAAGCCTACCCACTGATAGAATAAACGTTCTATCTGTTGTAGGTAGTCTATTAGGTGCTTTCTATGTTGCTCGTCGTAGTTCATTAGATACTTGCTTCATTGAGGCTGCTATTCTCCTCGTCTTTGATTTGCTGTAATTGGGCTTCAGGATCTGTAATACCAAAGCGTTGCATAGCTTCTCGTTGAGAGAGCAGCGGTTTTCCTCCATTGGCTTCCATAAGGGTACGTATCATTTCGGTATCGTCGTCAATATCAAATGGAGTGATGATAGGGGTAATGTCTATGGTTTTGAGTTCCTTCTCAAAGGGAATATACATCTTAGAGAGGAAAGCCAAAATGATATTGATACGCCTTTGTAGAGCAGGAATAAATATAGCTTCATTATCTTTTACCTTGAGGTGAGCAGGTAGCCATGCGAGTTTGCGCCCTACGCCTGAGAGCATATTCCCTTTGCCTGCATAGAACTCATCGGAAAGGTCAGGAGTATGGGTGAACTCGTGTATATCACGACGATTCATACTCATTTCTCTATCGAAATTCTCATTAGCGTTAGGAGGTACCACGAATTGTACATTACCCCCATCCTTAACCTCATAGACCTTGCCCCCTGTATTATTGACAGCCATTTTACCCTCTACCTTTCCTGCGATCATTAGGATAGGCTCCCCGAACTTCTTATTACTTTCAGAAAAATAGGTACGCTGTACCTCGGCTATCTCTATAAGGTGCTGTACAGCATTCCATTCTGTTTCTTCTTGACGATAGAGTACTACTGGAATTTTGCCTATTATATTAGGTTTTATCTCTGTGGTAGTGGTGCCATTCTCTGTGGTAAAAGTGTATATCTCATCAGCGGTAAAGCCTTGGAATATGGTCTTTTTATTATCCTTGGTAGTGCTTTCAATAGCAAAAGAGATAAGATTTTCATTATCATCAAAGCGTGGATATAGCTTGTACTTGAGTGGAGATAGCACCTTGTGTCGCAATAGGTATTGAGTAGGTACGCCATATTGTTCGTTGGGCTGCTCCTCCAAATACCAAAGCTCGGCTACAAGGGTGTAACGCTTGACCTCTGTACAAATAGCACTATCAGAGAAGCTCATTTTGTTGGCTTTGATTACCTCTTGAAAGGCAGCAAAGAGCGGACTGTCCTCTGCGGTATATTTGTAGGGGATAGCTGTTTGAAACATGGTAGCAATTTCAACGATACGCTTTTGATAAGGTAGTCCTATACGATTGAGGGAACGACTACGCTTTTCAAAACGTGGTTTTTTCTGACTATCTAATAAGGGATTACCTACCTCGTCCGTAAGAGGTATTACGATTTCAGGATCTGGGAACTTATGCTTATTAGTGAATATCTCATGCTTTTTAACATCATACTGCCTTTGAAAGGTAGTGGTATCAATCAGAGATACGTCTTGTTTAAATTCTTCTTGGGTCATCGTTTCTAAGTTTTGAGTTTTTAATTTTGAGTTGCCCGCGGAGGCTCTCCGCTAAATCATTGAGGCGAGTTGATATAGGTTGTTATTGGTACCACTTAGTAGCTTCATAGTGATATAGCGAATAGCATCTATAGCGTGGTTGTGGTTATCTATGGGTATACCTGCTTTCTTGTCATTCCAAGCGTAATTCTTTAGCTCCTTCATCACGTTGAAACTGTAGGGAGTTACCACTAACTTGTAATTGAGCATTGTGGTTATGCCTGCTGATACGCTGCCTGCTCCTTTTTCGCAAGGTTCGATATTTAGACCTTTGTCTCTTAAGTCTGCAATTAGGCGAGGTTCGGCACTATCGGCAACAATAATGTCGTTAGGGTTGTCTATTAGGGTTCTATTGAGTATATAGAGCCCGTCAGACGATAGTTGTTTGTTACCATAGTATTTTTCAGCTATATATATGATTTTATTACGATTATCCACCGCTACCTTAATGAGTGTGTCTGGGTCAACCGAAAAGCCGTAATCTTGTCCGTATCCATAAGGTAATGAGGTGTCGAAATCTCCTATCTCCCAATCTGTAAATATTACACCCTCTGATACATCAGCCCATCGTCCTATGATTTTTTGAGCGTATTTGGTTTTATTGAACAAGGATTGAGAAAAAATACCAAATTCATTGGTTGCTTGTGCGAGGCTTTGGGCTTTTATCTCCTCAATCTGCTTAAAAAACTGCTCATTGAGGTTGTCTATATTATCAAAGTAGGTAGTGTGAATGTGCAATACATCAGGATGGGTAGATATTTGCACCTCTACTCCGTCAATCTTTACTATTTTATGCGTTTTTTCAATGTACTTTTTATAAATGAAATGCTCGGCATTGGAGGGGTTCAGAATAAGGATAACTCGCAATTGCACCCCTTTTTGACGGATTGAAAGGATTAGTTTCTCGTAATCCTCCTCTGATAGCCATTCTTCCATTTCATCACCTACGAAAGTGGTAATACCGTGCAAAGACTTAAGGTTAGCGGTTTGGTTTCCTGATGATGTCTTAATTCCTTTGAAAAGTATTTCAGAGCCTGAAAAGGTGTTTTTGATAGCTGTTTTGGTGATACTGAAATACGCCCCAGTGCCCTCTGCTTCTATCTTTTCCTCAAACTCAGGAATAATAGAGCTATGAGCTGATACCATGGTATAGCGGCTGAAAAGGATCTTATGCCCAGCTTCAAAAGATAATCGTTCCAAGAAGGTAGAGGCGTTGTACGACTTGCCCGACCCTCTTCCTCCTGAAAGGATGATAATGAACTTATCCTTGTTCAAGTACAAAGGATCATATACAGGTTGGGTCTTAATCATTGTTCTTGTTGTTGTTCTTGAGCCATTGGGCAATGTCTATGCTGCCTTGTACAGACACTTCCTCTTTTATACCATCGTCTGTTTTGAAGGTCTGCATAATATTAGGGATAAGTGCCAATCTATTAGCCATGGGTACTTTTACCTTTTTGAATTTGCCGTCAATGATGTTTCCGTCTTCGTCTGTTTCAGGCTCCTGCATTATGCCATATATAAGTGCATTGACACTCATATTGGCTACAGTCTGAAAAGTGCGGGAGCGATAGGCTTTTTGTATTTCGTATAGTTCAGGGTTTTGGCGTATTCTTCTGTAAATGTAGGAATAGTCAGCTCCTAACATTTCAGCGGCTTTTACGGGTTGCCCTGATGTTTCGATGAGTGCTTTTTTTATCATTTCATCGGTTATTTCTTGCTTTCTACCTACTTTCTTTTTCATATTGTTAATATTGTTATATTTCTAACTATTTTCTATGATTTGTTGAACAATTTCACCTTTGATATATTTATCATCGGGTCGTACAGAATAGATTATTTTTGCTTCTTCTATTTTGTTTTTCAGTACTTCCATAAAATAGAGCTTACTTTCGTAATCGTAAAACGAAAGGGTTATATATGGATCTCCCGTTACCTCCTCACTTAGGTTGTCTTTGGTAGCTTGTTTAGCCTGCTTGACCGCTTCCTTGCGTGCGAGGCGTTCTTCATCTGTGATTTGCTCAAGGTTGCGAAAGTCATCTTTTACAGCTTGGTTATAGTCTGCTACATCAAAGACAGGGACATCGGCAATGAGTACATTTATATCGGCTTCGTCAAGCCCTGCGAGGTCATAGTCTATTTCAGGGATTAATGCAGCTAATAGGTCATTGTCAAACTCTCCTTGTGCAGTGGTAGAGTTGAAGAATATATTTTGCTCTTTTTCCTCCTTGTCTGATAGTTGTAAGACTTCAACACGTATAGGGTAGTCGTTTTCGTGGGTGTCTGGGTCGTACTTTTCTATTTCGTCAATAATGGAAAGACGTTGGTGTCCTGATACAAGGTTGCCAGTGGTTTCGTTCCATACAATTCCTCCTGCTAATCCGATACGCTTGAGGTTTGCTTTGAGTTTCTTTTTTGCGGCGTCTGATAAGCGACGAGGATTATAGGAAGCGAAATTGATTTGGCTTCTTTGTATGGTGATTGATTGTGCTTGCTTAACTTTCATGGTCTCTATAGGTTTCGTGTTCAAATACTATGCGCTCGGCTTGTGGGAACTCTTTTATTACCTTCTGATAGTCGGCAGGGTGAAAGGTTTTACAATAGAGTAGGAAAGGCAAATTACCTACATTGGTACCTTGACTTTGCCCCTCTCCGTACTTTATAGGAGGTATTAGCTTTTTGAGTTTGATATACTTTTCTACATCAGCATTCTTGTACTTAGATAAGGGATATAGGTTATGGGTACTATCAGCAAACATCTCATCTCTGTAGGTACGTAACATAAGGCGGCGATTGAGGCTGTCTGATTGCTTAAATCCAAATATTGCCCACTGTATGCCTGTATTCTTTTTGACCATCTCTGTGATGTTAGAGAGCTGATATACCCGCTGGGTAGGATCTTTGCGGCAACCGAGCACGCCGTCTCTGCGATATTGAGAAAGGGCGTAATGTGGCACTTGTATAAAGGTGATGTTTGGGTATTTGTGCTTTGCATATATGATGTACTTGTTGATGTGCTCAAGGTCTTTGACCATGTACATATATACACAAGTGATTTTTGAGAAATAAGGGTAACACAAGTCCAACAAGGCGATAGAGTCCTTTCCTGTGGCGGAGTGGAACAATATCACCTCGTTGGTTTGTGCAGAGAGTTCTTTTATGGACTGTAAGGCGTAGTACATAGTAATAATAATTATACTCTTGAACGCCCTGAACGCCCTAATGATTTGGCGTTTGCCCTTCTGTGTGCGCGTTGTGCCTCTCTTGCTGTCCAACCAGCTGGACGATTAGCTATTGCTTTATTTTCAGCTTTAACCGCTGAAGCAGCGTTACCACGCCCTACAATATTACCGCGCCCAAAGCCTGTACTTGATTTTGCCATAATATAATGATTAAAATGTTACTGTTACTAAATAAAAAAGCATTGCAAACCTCGTAAGACTTGCAATGCTGTGATAAAATGAAAAGGGTCTATATATTCTCTCTGAAAATAACTTTGCCGAGAGCTATTGCCAAATAGGTGTCGTCTGGGGCAAAACCTTCTTTTTCAGCTTCTTTAAGAATGTATTGAGTTTTAGGACTGTCAGGGTTTTCAATTTCTTCTTCTTTGTCGATATTGTATTTCATCTCAACAAGGGCGCGTTTAGCAAGAGGAGGTTTGTCCATGCCGTTCTGAAAAAGAATGTGAGTAATAGGTTTGTCATTTATATACTCGCCCTTTGAATTGAAATTAGCTACCTTTTTCAACCAAAAATCAGAAAGTTCTCTAAACTCTACTGTCTTTTCACCACTTAGAATGCGTTCAAGCGGTTCACGAATAATATTAACATACATAATATTTTCGTCTTTAAGCCCCAATTCGTCAATGACCTTTTTCATTTCAGGGGAGTATTGTATTTTTTTTGCCATATTGATTTATATTATTGATTAATACTCTATTGAGAATACAGCCCCTCGCAAATCTCTACTGCAAAGGTACGATATAGGTCGCAAAGGGCTGTTATCGTCGTTTGTTTTTTCTTTGTATTTTCTTTGTGTTTTTTTTGTTCTGATGCCTTGCAAAGGTACGAAAAATATTTTACCCCCTCAAAAGCGAGGGGCTTTTTTAACGCCAGGGGTAACTCTCAATGCTGACAAGGTTAAACTTTTTGAAAGAACGATATTCTTGCTTTTCGAGGTCGTAATATACCTGTACTGTGTCATTAGCTTTGCGATTAGTGGTGTGCTCTGTAGGGGGTACTATATCAGGGCAAATCGTACCCCAGGCCTCTCTGATGGTGCCATCTACTTTGAGAAAGTAAAAGCGCACGATTTGGCTTTTCATTTTTGCTTTGAGCTTGATATTTGCCCACGCTTTTTTGAGACACTCTGAAAAGGTGTAACCTGTTTGCTTGAAGAATTGCCATGCAAGGCAAAAGACTGTTTTTTTATCTGTATTTTTCATTTGGTAGGTGTTTTAATTGTTAGCTAAATAGTTTAATAATTCTTCTTTGCTGCTGAAAATTTCACTTTCATTAAATGTGTTATTTTTATAGTTAAATATTTTGTAAGTAATGCTGATGCTATTATCATTAGCTACTAAGTGAATGTCTATGACTGCAATTTCACCGCTTTTTATTCTATTTTCGTGCATAAAATAGACTTTTTGATTAGTTGAGTATTTGGTTTCTACTTTCATTTTGGTAGGTGTTTTAGGTTTATATTGAATAATTAGTTTTAGATACACACTTATATTGTGATTTTAGCTTTTCAAGGGCTTTTTCAGTGACATAATACAGCCCCTCTGTTTGCTCTGATTTGGTTATGCCGCGCCCCTTGAGGGACAAAGTAGTACGTACAGCATAACAGCCATAAGAATACTGATAGACGATTTGCGCCCCTATTTGGTTTGCCTTATTAACGTAGGTTTCTAATGCTCTCTGATGGTTACCTTTTGCCATGCGATAACTGGTAGTGGTTTGCTCGAATATACAGGTAATAGTGTCCATGTCAAAGACTGTAGTTTGGTAATTTTTAAAATCGACATCATAGATAGTACTGATATAGTATTTGTCTGCTATGAGATCTGCTAGGTTTAATATTGGTTGAATAGTGGGTGTCATAGGTTGTTTGATTTAGGTGTTACTAGTTGAAAAATTGAGCCTTTTTGCGCCTTGCTCAGGGCGTTGTGATTAGTAAAGGTAGCGCGATTGTCTTTTTAGTTCTTCTTCGTTTCGAGGGTATTCTACAAATACAAAGGTATTACCGCCGCTTAGTATCTCACCAGTTGCTTCATCATAGTGTATTTTTTCAAACTTTTCAGCAACTTTTTTCACCTCTTTCACTTGTTCTGTATTAGGTACAAATTTAAGTGTTACGTTAATGCTACCACCATCGCACCTTACAGATACCTTTTTATTGTTGTAGCCTAATTGTTTTAATTCTTGTCTGATAGTTTTAGCTCTTTCAGTTGTCGGTATATAAGTATACATAATAATTTGATCTAAAAGGTTATTAAATTGAGTTTGAAAGCAGTTTTTAGACTTGCTTAGGTCTTTGAGGTGTTACCATGCAAAGTAAGAATAATCGTGCGCAAAACCTATCTTTTTTGCCTGCCCTGTAGGTAGAAAGATTACGTTTTTGATAAACTTTACTTTTTTGGGCTCATAACAGTTGTATGTCTCTAATAACTCTTTGCGGGCTTTGCGCTTGAGGCTGTTTGACCATGTTTTTGCTGCTGCTTTCATATTCGTATTTTTAAAATGTTAGACTATCTTTTATTCTCTGTAATGCTTGATTAAATTCTTCTTGAGTGCAAGGTATAAATGTACTTTTATAACCTTGTGCTACTGTTAAGTAGCAGTTTTTTCTTATCTCAGATATACATATATTAGATCTATCAAAATCTAAAAGTATATATACATAATTACAAATTGCTAAACTACCTTCAGAAAGAACTTGTACATATATTAATGTATCATCATCTTCTACTCTTTTGTAAATCTTACCTGCTTTGAGGTCTTTTAATTCTAATGTTTTCATATTCGTTTTATTTTGATTAATATTCTTTTTTCATTTTGACAGTGCAAAATTACGTATTGTATTTTACAATACAAAATATTTAACATGGTTAGATGAAAATATTTTTTATATCATTGCTTTTCAATGATTTACAAAGTTGTAAAAAATGATTATTTGTTAAAATATATCTGTGAAAAGGTTTTGACACAAATATTTTTTTGTAATTAAAATTACAATACGTATCTTTGCAAAAAATTAAACTATCAGAAACATGAAATCAAATGCTATTAGTTTTAGGTTTTCAGAAGAAACAATATACCTAATAAAAAAACTTGCAGAGCTTGAACAGAGGAGTATCACTAATACAATAGAGGTGCTTGTTCATAAGGAAGCTAAAAAGCAGAAAATAAAATATCAACCCAAAGAGGATGATAACCAAGACAAGAAAGAGGAATAAAAAAACACCACTCCTGATTTAGGAGTGGTGCCAATGAATAACACATCAAAAAATACGAATGAAAAACGTTATAATATCTTCTTTTCCACGGCTTGGTATAGCTTTTGGTACTCGGTAACCATTAGCATGCTGCTATGTTCCTTGCGGTAATAACCCACGCTTGCTGGGGAAATACCCAAGAAAGCGGCTATATCCTTCTGTGAGGATAGGGAGTGCTTACATGCCAAGCCGCAAAATAGCTTGAGGTATATTGTACGACTTGCTATGGCTTCCGTGGTGGTGTCTTCTATGGCTGTTTTTATCTTTTCAAGCATGGTAATATCAGTTGTCAGTTGTTAGTTGTCAGTGGTGTTTAGTTCATCTTCTATGATTGCCTTAAACTCGTCAAAGCTGTAGCATACATAGTACTTATATCCGAGCGCCTCGGCTTTTTGTTGAAAGGCTTTTTGATGCTCTGTCTGTTTATTTCCTTTGATTTTCATCTCAATATAGAGGCTTTTACCTTGGGGGAGCATTACTACTAAGTCAGCCACTCCTGCCAGGACACCTTCTTCTTTGAGGCGTTTGGCTTCTGCACTGTTGCGCAATCCGCCATTAGGAACGGCATAGATAAGGTACTGCGGGTATTTGTGTCGGAAATAACGCACGCACATTTGTTGAAGTTGGCTTTCTTGGTACATGGTTAGTTTATTAAGGCTTTAGGGGTGTATTTTCTTCCGTATAGCTTACGGAGGTAGGTTATCAATTCGTCAAAGGACTTTATAAACTCGTCTCCTATAAGGTCTGCTACTTTCTGTTGTAGTTGGAAAAGCTCTAATTGTTTTGTTTCTTCTCCTACCTCGTTACGCATAGCGTGCTTGTGGTCTCCAAAAACAATAAAATTCAATCCTTGCGCTATCTTTTTCATTGCCATAGGCATAAGCTGCTTAGGAACGATAGTTGCCACGTGTGAAGCTAATGTTTTGTAGCTATCTCCTGCAAGGTTTCGGTACTTAATCATTTCATCAGATACAAATCGCAGTACATCATATTTGAAATAAGGATTAAGCCACATGGCAAAGTCTATGAACAACATAGGGTGCATCCAAGTGCCAGCATTTGCCCCTCTTGAAGCTCGTGATTTTAAATATACAGATGTTTCACCATTTAAGTTTTCTCTTTGCATTATTACTTTAATGTATTCCCTCGTAGATTTGTTTAAAAAGAAATCTTTCATTTCTTTCCCATTTACATAGGGGGAATTCTGGGTATCTAAAACTTGTTGATTATCAGTTTCATTTTTTACATATGGGGAAATCCCCCTATGTAAAACTTTTTGATTTCCAACGACATTATTCCATTGTTTTAATAATGCGGTTGCATTAAAAAATCCGTCTTTGGTGCGTTGGGTAACATCAAAGTCTCCCATTTTACGGATCATGTTTTGATTGGTTTTCATAATCTGAAATATAATACTTATTGTTAATATTAATTAAAGTGCAAAGGTACGAAATATATTTGAATTATCCATGCAAATTTTTCACATAACATGTTGAAAGCGTGTAACATTTGTCACACGATTTATAGTTACATTTATACTTTCAAATGTAGGTATAAATATATTTCATTTTGTTAATTTAATAGTTAGCGACCAGTGATTACAAGGAATGCGCTGGTCGCTAATGATTTATTCATACATCACTTTTAGCCCTATTTCTTTAGCAACAGCATGCTCAATTCTTGCCCCTTGGCTATCCTCCCAACCTTGTAGCATATATATCCCCTCACAATCTATAAGGTTGATGATGTCTTTGGCTATATGATCCTCCCATGGGTCAGATTCCGATAGCCCATTACAGAGAGGATTGGTAACCTCGTGACCTAATGCTCGGAGTGTGGTGGCTACCTTGTCAAATAGGCGACGTACATAGTCAAGGTCTGTGCCGCTGATTTTGCCCGATAGGTATATCTTCATAGTTGTTCGTTTTTATAGGTTCGTATGAGTGCTTTTACAAGGGCTTCACGAGCTTCCTCGTAGGTAAGGTGGCTGTCCTGCTCAAAGTCACTACTCAACTCATTGAGGTAGTCAATACAATAGGAATATTCGTTCTCTCCATCTTCTCCTTTCGCAGCTATAATACCATGGTAACCTTTCTCTCTGAACCACTCAAAGACTTGTTCCCAAGTAGGGATTGTTTGAAAATTGAGTTTGTTAAACTTACCACATTCGGTAACAGACAAATCTATGATTACCTCACCATAGTTATCTTCATCTAACCAGTCTTCTTCTACAGTAACAGTCCCTGAAATAAAAACTTCGTCATCATTTGGATAAACAAAGAAAGGACAATATTCGTTAAACCCTATTTCTTTGAGTTCTTTGGCTATCTCCAATGAGACGAGCCAATTGGGGTAGTTGTTATTTTTCATTCTTTGATATTTTTTTATTTTTTCTATCATTCATAAAACCTATAATAGCAAACATTAGAGGAATAACAAGTAATAATAGTAGAAATAACATTAAACAATCTTTTTGCAATGTACAATCTTTTGTAGCTTGAAAATCATTTTTATTTGTCTCCGTATTTAGATTCCTATTTTTATTTCTTCTTACAAATACAGGTCTTATATGAGGTATATACGTGCTATACACATAAGTTTTATTTGTGTTATTCATCTTTCACAAATTTACCGTTAATCATTTTTCCAGTTCTGTTTTTGATTTCGTTGTAGGAAATGTTAAGGCACTCCTCAAGGGTGCTGTTCTCTAAAAGAGCAATATCATTGAGTTCTTTGAATATAATTAACAAACAAAAATAAGGGGATAAGTATATTTTTTCATTTTTATCATTTTTATTATATTCGTATTTAAACATTTCAGGAAGCATTATCCCTATTTGCATAGCTAAGTGCACTAAAGTTTTTTCAGTTTCAAGTTTCATAGCTAATGTTCTTGAAAAAATGCTTTCAATATCCTCCTCTACCATATAGCAGTAGTTAATCAGGGTAACCAGTACATCACCTATCGCATCTTTGATAGCTAGCTTGTCATTTTCATAACACGCCTTGATGAGTTCACCTACTTCCTCGTGTGTCTTAAGGAGTTCATCAAAAGGCGTTAGCTCTTCATAGATTTTTCTTTCTTTTGCCCACTCTTGGATAAGTGGGACGAGTTCTTGGATTGTTTTCATTTGTCAATATTTTTAGTGTTAATAATTTCTCCTAAACTAAGTACAAAGTATATTTTTCCTTCTTCTGCACCCCATTCGCTCTTTCCTGTGCCTTGGGTGATACTTTTTAGTTTCATTGTAAATTGTGGAGCATTGGCAGCATACCCATTACGAAAGATGACCTTATCGTATGTCTTTCCCATAAGCCGTTTTTCCCAGTAAGGTTTGATTTCTCTGTATTCTTCCTTCTTCTCTCCTGTGAGAATAAGGTCAAACCAGTTTTTCGTGAGTGTAAGGTGTAAATATTTCATGTTCTATTTCTTTATTTGAAATGTCAAAATTCTGTCTAATATTCTTCTATTTTAATCATTAAAAATTACATACACAGCCATCAGCTGTTTCAAATGGAAAGGATAGCTGTATGGGTTCTTGGGCTAACCTTACCAAATCGTCTATACTCCTATGATCCCTGAACATAGTACTCTGATAGGTGCTTTCCATTTCCTTAAACCAATCAATAAAGCGGGTGCCGTATCTGATATTATCTATAAGGTTAGGAGTGCTCTTTTTCCAACAAAGCTCGCAATTGCCATACTTGTTATGTATACCGAGTTTGAAAGGTTGGCTATCCCAAAATTTATTGAGTTCCTGCTGTCCAATAGACACTTCAAAGTCTGTCAGCAACGGGAATATACGCTTAGTGTCAACTTTTATCTCTGCCCAGCTAATACGCTTGGGCATATCCTCCTTGCGGTAACCAATAGCTAATTGATAGCTGTCCTTCCCTTTTCCGAAGATGTCATTAGCAAACTTCTTAGTAGGGTTACTTTTTAGATAGTCAGAGCAATAAGGAGCACCCATATTAGGCAGACCGTTATAATGACCTTTGTTATAGTGAGCTATCATATTAGCAAAGGTTTGAGCCTGCATATCCATAGTCTCAAAATCTACCACTTTGTAGCTTACTCCTACGCCTTTCTCTGTGGAATATACTCCCTCTATGATTGTAAGAGGTATTTCCCAGTACTTCACTATGTTCTTCAGAAAGTCAATGGTTTCTGGTCTCTCCATTCCTGTATTGCAGAAAACATAGAGTTTATTATAATCAGCATACTTTGGGTGGGTCTGTATATGCCGAGCCATACGTGCCGAGCTGCGCCCTCCTGATACGGTTACAAGTAGGTTTTTCATTCTCTATAAATTTTAATCGTTTTGCTATTAATTCTACTATATCCACAGTTACAGCGTTACCTATGAGCTTGTAGCGTTGTGTCTTAGCAATAGGTTTTATTGTGCCGTTGTAATTGCCATATTGTGTCCAGTTGTCTGGGAACCCTTGTAGGCGTTCACATTCTATTTCTGTCAATCTACGTACACCATTAAGTAAGTTATTTTCTTGAAATGCGTTGCTCGATATAGTAGGGCAGATTTTGAGGTCTGCACCTTTATTTTTACCTCGCGAACATTGCTTTATAATAAAGTCAGAATTGTGTCTTGTTAGAGCGGGGCTTATTCCTTTTTCGTCAAAAACTCTATTTTGTTGATAGGGTTGCCTGCCGTTGGATTCCTTAGACGGATTTAGCTGTATCACTGTCATATCGGAATGTAAGCCTCCTGAGTGTCCACCTCCTGTAAGAGTGCTTGCGGTTTTAGGAATGATATAGGTATCATCGGCGTTCATATTGCCGTTGGCTTTGAGTGTTCCACTAAGTTTGGCTTGAAATTGGTATGTTTTTTCTTTTCGAGGTGCGCAATCATCTTCTGTGATAGGAAATACTCCTGGCTGACTTCGTCCTGCAAGATGTCCGATAAGGTATATCCGCTCTCTATTCTGGGGTAATACCCACTTTGTATTAAGCAGTTGAAATTCAAGTCTATAACCCCCAATGTTGGCAAACGCTTGGATAATCGCCCAAAAGTCTGCGCCAGCATTTGAGGAGAATGCTCCCTTAACATTCTCCCAGACAAAAACACTTGGTCTGACCTCAGCAATGAGGGTAATTGCGTGCTGGATAAGGCTACTTTTGGCTCCTTTAAGCCCCGCTCTTCTTCCAGCAAGTGAGAAATCTTGGCAAGGCGATCCGAAAGTGATAATATCAATGTCTGTAAAGTCTCCTCCGTGAAGAGTGGTAATGTCTCCGATGTATTTGGCATGAGGAAAATTGTATTTATAGTTAGCTATAGCGTGTTTGTCTATCTCACTAAAATAGTGCTCTGTGAACTGGTAGCCTGCCCGCTGAAAGCCGAGCGAAAAACCTCCAATCCCGCTGAATAAGTCAATGATTTTCATGTTTTTTATTTAGTTGCTCCTTTCTCAAGCCCATGCCATAGGAATAGTAGTTAATATTCACTTCATTATCAAGGAGGTAATCGTACCACTCTATGATTTTACCATGGGGTTGGTTGCTTTTGAGGTCAAAGTATATATCCGAGAGACTGAAGAAGTAGTCTGAGATTAGGAATATATCTACACTATCATTACCTACAGAAAATTCATAGCTTAAATCGTGTTTCTCACAAAATTCCATAAGCAGTCTATCTACGGCTACCTCAAAGGCTCTTAATGGGGTGTTAGTTTGTTTTTTCATTTGCTTTTTGTTCTTTTTTCTTTTTATTAATGTCGTCCATGTGTAAATACATTATCTCGGTTAAATCGTTCGCGTATGCATTGAAGGCATTGAGTAGCTGCGGGTCTATCTTATTGGCCTTTTCAAACTCTTCTACTACTTCGTTATTTTTCTTCTTGCATTCCATAAATACCTGTTTAAGTCTAAACCTTGGATAGCTTTCATCAATCATGTGAAGTAATTCACTGGTAGCTTTGCAATAGGATAATGCCATAATCATATAATGAGCCATATTCTCCCGCTTAAGGATTGGTTTTACCTGATTTTCACGATAATCAGCAACGGCTATCTCCATGAGGTGCTCCGCTTCCTTTTCTGTGATTTGCAGCCCGCGGGCTCTTAGTTCTGTTATAAATTTTGTACTTTTCATTTTAAAAAGGTGTGTTACTTTTAGGATCTATTTTTGGCAAATTATTTTCTTGTTGTAAGAACGAGTTATATTGCCCTCCTCGTTCAAAAAATCGCATGTACTGTAGCTGACATCCCGTAATTATTCCTCCTGTTGTGCCGTTGCGAAACTTTGAAATAATAACCTCTACTTCATTGGCTGTAGGTGATCCGTCCTCCCATTGTGGTATTCCGTAATATTCAGGGCGATAGAGGAATAGTACATTGTCGGCATCCTGCTCTATGGCTCCTGATTCTCTGAGGTCTGAAAGCATGGGGCGCTTATCTGCTCGTGTTTCAACCCCGCGGGATAGCTGGGATAAGGCAATGATTGGTATGTCTAACTCCTTAGCCAACCCCTTGAGGGTACGGGATATTTCGCTAATCTCTTGGTCTCGTGTGCGGCCCTTTTGGTTATTACTAATGAGTTGTAGGTAGTCAATGTAAATGATTTTTACTTTTCTTTCCCTTACCCACTTCTTTGCTTTGATTTTTAGAGATAGTAGTGTAAGAAAGGGTTCATCATCAATATACAAGGGCAGTTTATTGAAAGAAGGACGGAGGCTTACAGCAACATCCATCTCACTTTGTGTAAGTGAGCCAAAAGCCAACTTGTTGCTATCTATCCCTGAGTAATTGGCAAAGAGCCTTGCCGTTAGTTGTCTTGCACTCATTTCAAGGGAGAATATCCCTACAGGGTAGCCTAATCGTGCTTGATGCAGAGCATCACTAAGAGCGTATGCTGTCTTTCCCATGGCAGGGCGCCCTGCTATAATGACAAGATCACTCGGTTGGTAGCCATTGAGTTTAAGGTTTATGTCTCGTACAGCAGTAGGAACGCCTGCACGCTCAGATTTGGGTTTAAGGACTTCTGTTAAGTAATCTCCTATATCCTTGGGTTGTTTGATAGATAACCAATCAGAAACCTTATCAAGCTCTTTGTAGGAGTTGTCAAGCAACTCGAATATGTCAGTATCTTCATCATAGGCATTGTCTGCGAGAGTATTTCCTACCTCAATACTCTTACGCTTAACATACAATTGCATAAGAAGCATGGCGTGATATTGCATGTGAGCTGAAGATGATACCTTCTCTGTGAGTTCCACAAGGTAACTACCTCCTCCCGCTTCTTTTAACTTTCCAGTCTTCTGTAACTCCGACCTAACTGTCATTAAATCCACAGCTTGTGAGGATTTGTACAAGGAGAGGATAGCATCGTATATCAAAGCATTTTTTGAATTGTAAAAAATATTTGTCCCTTTAACGACCTCTACAAACTCTGACACTCCTTGCTGTGTTATTAACATACCCCCAAGTACGACTTCTTCTAACTCAGGGTCGTTTGGTGTTTTTTTATTTTGCATTTTTAAGTCTGTTTTTTTAATAACTTATCTCGTTTCCATCGTCATCAAAGCGGATACGTTTTGGCGCTGAAATTTGGGGTTGTGGTTGTGTTATAGAGGGAGATTGGTCTTTTCTTCGTATCTCCCATGTGCGTACTGCTGCCTTCCAATCTTTCATTGGCTCTTTTCCGATCTTCCAACCTTTGGAGCTATAGAAGTCGCAGAACTGTTGCCCTAAAATGCCATTCTTGCGCTCATCGCAATAAGCCTGCACTTCTTCGGGGGTTGGTATGATGAACCGCTTCCGCCCGCCGCCTTGTTCTTTTGGAGTTTCAGAAGTCTCTATGGGAGTATCTGAATCAGAAAACACGACATCGCTTTTTTGTTTCTTTTTTGAAAAAAAAGAAATATCATTATCATTTACATTTACATTATCATTTACATTAGGTTCGGGTTTGGTTTCAGTTTGGTTATGGTTTGGTTTCAGTTTGGTTATGGTTTGGTTATGGTTTGGTTTTATTTCGGTTTCTGTTTGGTTACAGTCCGCTTTTGGACGACCTCCTCTTTTTCCATTATCAAACCTTTGATTATTAGCGTCTAATTGAGGTTTTATAAGGGCAAACATCGCTTTTGTTATCGGCTTCTGATTTTCAGTTGTTACTCCGTTTAAGCCATACTCCATTATGGCTGTAAGCACTTCTCCCTGAATATCTCTCGGCAGTTCCTTTATCCCTTCATAAAAGCTCCTGTAAAAGACAAAACTTTCTCTTTCCATGGTTTGTTATTTAAATGATCGTTATCTCACTAACTTTGCCCTAAGCCCTCTCCTTAACATTACATGCCAAGTACAAGCGAGGGCGTAAGACAAAGAATGAATGAGTATTTAAAATAATGATAATTGTAATTGCTTCTCTGTCATTCTCCTTGCATTCTTAACAGCGGTTTCAAAGTACTTGTCCTTGAGTTCTATTCCTATTCCGTAACGGCCCAACTCAATAGCTTTATATACCTCGCTGCCTATTCCTAAGAAAGGAGTAAATACTGTTTCCCCTGGATTGCTCCACATCTGCACACAACGTTTGATAACTGATAATTGCAAGGGGGCTATATGCTTTTCATCTCCTAAGTCCGTACCCTCTGAATTGTTTAGTACGTCTGTCCTTTTAATATCCATCCACGTATTTACTCGGTAGTCCTCCATGATTGCATTAAGCTGCTCTATATCGCTCTTTTCTACATTCCACACAGGAGATGCCCATTGCTGCCAAACATCTAAAGGGAAATTATCTTGGTTCTTATTGTTAATCGGCGTCCAATCTTCCTCATTACCTTCCCACTTACGGAATATGGTAACATATTCGGGTAATCCCACCCCTGTATAACTACTATCCTTGCGGAGCTGTTTGTATAATAGTCGTTGCGTTTTTGTTCGTTGCATCTCAAGTACAGGATCCGTCCAGATGTTTATCTTTGAGTGGTATTTAAATCCAACTGCTTCAACGGCCCTATGGTGATCTCCTGTAAAGTCATACAACCCCGTGTAGCCGCTTGAGTTCTTATATACAGCCAAATCCTTGGTGTGACAAACCATTAATCGCCCTGGTTTAAGGATACGATACAAATCGTGTAAGAGGAACGTATATTGTTTGAAAAACTCCTCGTGGCTCTCATTGTTTCCCATGTCGTGTATGTAGTTGGAGTAGGTGAACAACGAACTAAATGGAGGGCTAAATATGATTAAATCAACGGAATTGTCAGGGATACGCTTAATCTCTATGCAGCTATCACCTTTCATGAGCCAATATTTGTTTGTCTTTACCTCCTTGAACTCATAGGAGTTGAGCAGCCCAAAAGCATCACCATTAATAAACTTGTTCATTTGGGCCTGCATTTCTTTGAATTGTCGTTCTTTCTTATCAATTGATAGTCTTACGTTTTCCATGGTGTCAGTTGTTATTAGGTATATATTTACTTCGTGTGTTTGTCCAAATCGGTAGGAGCGCCTTATTGCTTGGTAGAGGCTTTCAAAAGAGAAATCTAAACTTGCAAATATCTGATTGTGGCAGTTCTGAAAGTTCATGCCGAATTGGGCTATTTTCTTTTTGGTTACCAGTACTCTAAACTCTCCATTAGCAAAGCCGAGTAATTTCTTTTCCTTGGTTTCTGTCTTCTCACTTCCATTCACTGCCACAGCATCAGGAATAAGCTCTAATACTTTCTTTTCTTCCTCGTTCTGATTAACCCAAATGATGAAAGTTTCATCGGAGTTATTAACGATCTCGGCCACTACTTCAAGGCGTGGTAGTAGGGTAATCCTAAGCTCCTTGTTGAACTCTGTAGCACTTACCGATACATCATTGAAGAGTTTGCCATTATCTTTCTTTTGGGTCTGTATCTGTCGTTCTATGTAGTTGAGTTTAGGAAGTTCGTACCCATCGGCTTTAAAACCAATATCTGAAGGCTTGGTTAGCATAGTTGCCCAGGAACTTATCCAACCATAGAAATCACGAGTTGCGTGGCCCTTCAATCGGTAGTTGTTCATTCCCTCATCTCTCACGAACCACTTAGCCCGCATGTCCTGAGCATCTAACACATTGAGAAACTCGGAATGGTTTCCTATCTCGTTGAGGTCATTAGGGCTTGGTGTAGCAGTGCAACAGAGCTTGTAAGGTGTTTCTTTGAACCTCTCAATAAGGGCATTCTTATATTTGCCTGTGAAGTTCTTGAGGATAGAGCTTTCGTCAAGTACTACCCCAACAAATTGCCTTGTGTCTATGTTATCCAGCTGCTCATAGTTGCAGATATACACCCCTTTCAGCAGTTCGTTATTGTGGTATTTTTCTACATTAATACCAAATTTTTGTCCCTCCTGTATCGTTTGCCCTGCTACTGCTAACGGGCAAAGAATAAGTACAGGTTTGCCTGTATGCTCGCTTACTTGGTGTGCCCATTCCAATTGCATGAGTGTCTTTCCCAACCCACAATCGGCAAAGATTGCATAACGTCCCATTCTTAGGGCCTTACCAACGATGTAACGTTGGAAGTCAAAGAGGTTGCTATTAAGCTGCTGCTCTGCTACTTCAAAGCCCGCCTCTATAGGTTTTCGCTCCTTTGATTTTAAAAACTCTTGATACTCGTTCATTTTTGATTTGAAATTAGAGATTTGATAAAGATTGCCGCGCGCTCAATCTCCTTTCAAATCGGTTGTTATAGCCCCCGCTCACGGCTCGAACGCGAGTGCTTGCCTATCGGGGTAACCATGTCTTAAGCATAAGACAGATAACTTTCCAATGTTAGGTTTGTTAGTAGTTATCGGCTGTTTGTTCTCCTTTTCCCTTGCTTCTATCTATGTACTCATTACAGAATACATGGTCAATCACAGCCTCTACTTTCATTTTCTTTGCCGATAATAGTGTCATTGTATAAGGTTCGGCATTATCCTTATTCTTTGTAAATCTGTCAAAAAAAGCAATACATAGCGGCTTGGTCTCCTCAGCATTGACGGCTTTTACTAAGAACTTGTTATACATTGTATAACCTTCTGTCTTAATCTCCATTTCAGCAATGTAGTAATTGACTTTCTCCTCTGACATGTCCCCATTAACCAAAGAAACGATGTATAAATATTCTTGCTCCTTAACTGATAGCACCTCAAAGGAGCCTTGGTAGTGTTGTTCTATATAGTCTGTGAGTACCTGCATGGCTGTATCCACACTATCAGCATATAGGTAGAATGTTTGCTTTTTACCCATTATCTTTACAACGGCTACCCAAGTAGCAGCGCTTCCTTTCACCAAGGTAGCTTGTCGCTTGATATTACTAACCCTTACCTCGGTAATATCCCCACTCTGTAAGAAGAAATTAATCTCCTCTAAGGCATTGCTATCTAAGAGAGTGCCGCGGGCAAAGATTATCTCTTTGCGCTCTATATTAACCAGCTCCCCAGTGCTTTCATCTACGAAGTTCTCAGGCCATTTTCGGTAAAGCGTCTCTGCCAAGTACTTATCCTTCATCTCGGATAGGTTGGAGGTTGTGATGATCTCCTCCTCAAAACGATTAACGGTTTCTTTCATTGCTTATTTTCTTTTAAATCTTGCTTATTTACTTTTTTGCATTGGTTTTTAGGTAAAACTTGCTTAATAATACCTCCCTTGTAAATTATTCACTTGTTTTTCTATTTCATTGAGAGAGATTAAATCATCAGGGGTTGGTAGGTATATACCTGCTTCCTTACTGGCATAGTCTCTGAAATTATCAATAGCGGTTGTCATTTCCTTTGTGTTTAAATCTGCTGTGCTCCTCCACGCTTCCCTTACCTCTCCAGTCTTGTAATTCACATACTCAGTTAAGAATATTTGTGGATTAACTAACTTCTTAAATATATCTTGTTTCACGTATTCTGGGGTCTCTCCATATTCCAATGCAAACCATGCAAAAAGGAGATGAATGTAATTGTTCTGTGAGTAGGTACGCTTAGGCTTCTTTTCAGTGATTTCAAAGGTCTTTTTCTTTTCAATAAGGTAACTTAACCGCTCCTTTGCTCTTTGTATATCAAATTCGTTACTTGCGTTGAAAATCATCGTCTTTTAGCATTAATGAAAGGAATATTGCTGTTACCATAGCGTGAGTTGCTCTAATGTAGTCTTTACTAATGATTAGTAAAAAATCTAAAAACAAGCATACTATTATCGTTATTAATTGTATCTTTTTCATTGTTATTGTCTTTGAAAGCAAGGCAGGACTCGAACCTGCTACTATCCCGATTGATACTTGCTTTTGGGGTTGCTAATTACCTAATATTACAGGCGTTCTGCCATCTGTGATAATTACCTTATTAGAGGTCTTACCTAACATCTCAATATATTGCTGCATTAGGATTTCCTTTGTAAGCCCTACCGATTGGACTTTGTTTGTTTCAGCATCTATCTTTGCCTTTTCTAACAGCATTCTTGAGGTCTCTAACTCGTTTTTTACTCTATTGGCTTCTTGAATAGCCTTGTTTCTATCTTCTACAGCTTTCAGCATTGAAGCAGGAGGTTTAAGCCCTGATGTAAGAGTAGTAAGGTCAAAGAATTTCGTCTTAAACTCCTCTTTCAACCTTCTCTGTACTGATAACTCAAACTTTCCTAAGTTATTCATAAGGCTATCAGTAGTGTAATTCCTTGCTTCTTCTCTATAAGCATCAGTAACCCGCTTGTTAAGTACATTAGCTTCTACATTATCAAAGAACGTTTCAGGGTCTTGTATTCGGTAGTTCTTGTAGTTGAATACAATCTCAGCACCTTTGCCTCTGATAGGTGTGTAAGTGTAGGAAGGGTCTACGGTGAATACCCCTGCATCTTTTGCTGTGATTTCTACCACAGAGGGGTCACCTGCTTGCTCCCACATGGGTACCTGATACAGTTCACTACCTGGGCCTAACATCCCTTGTGCCCCTGTTACAATTTTGAACGAATTGATACCATTTCGTCCGTACTCTGTCATTAGAACCCCTTCATAGTTGGGTTCAGGTCTGTTACAACCTACCAAGGAGGCTATAACACAGAAAAGAAAAATTACTTTTTTCATTGTGTATAAAAATTAAATTAGTTACTAAAAAAATTGTTGTAAGGAAAAAAAATCAGTATAAGAATTTTTACAAGTAACCCTACAATCCATAAATAAGGGAATTCACTCCTGAATAATACCATTATTCCATATGTCAATAACACTAACAGAATAATGAATACTAATGCTCGTATTGCTATTTTTCTCATCATAATAAAGGTTTTGCTATTTCCAATAATTCTCTTTGTTCTTCGAGGAATTTATTTCTTATATTTCCTTCTTTAAATGCTAACACATAACTTAAAGTATAAGAACAAAGAGTAACAAATTTAGTACGATCATTATAGATAACATACTTTATTTCTCTCTCTTTTCTCCAATCAGGCTGCCAACCCTCATTGTAATAGTCTCTTAGAATTATTAACTTTTTAAGGGCTTCTGTACACTTATTAAGATTTGTATAATAGTTTCCTTTAGTTAAGAAAACACTATCTTTCATTATATTTGTACCTTCAGTGGATTCTAACCACTTTACAGCTTCCTCATAAGTTAGTGTAGGTGCTTTTTGTTCGAAGCCTTGAAAAGTATATGGGGAAGTTGAAAGTGTAGGTGTAGCTTCACTACGAGTGGAAGTTAATAGCCCTCGTTCTGTATACGAAAGTTCATAATCTAAACAATCAAATTGAACAATAACTCTTTCAGAATCAATTTTTTTTTCTATCTTAACTACTTCACCTTCTGATTTAGGAAAGAAGACTGAATCATAAACCTTCATTCCTACTTTAAATACTGTTTTCATTTTTTCTTTATTTTTAGTTACTAAAAAGGTACTTCTTGATTGTTATATATCGCAGGGTTCGGCTCTTTACCATGGTTATCAAAGATTTGCGGTTGTTGTACCTGTGGCTGTGGTGCTCTTTGTGGAGGAGGTGCAGGCGCTGCTTGTGCTACTGGTTGCTGTGGTACCTGCTGTACGGGCTGCTGATAAGCTACATTAGTGGTCTGTATCACCTCAATCTTCCATCCCTCAATCGTGTTAAAGTACTTAATCTCTCCGTATGGGCTTCTCCATTCTCGCCCCTTAATATTGATATATACCTTTACAATTTGCCCAACTTGCAAGCTGTCTAAAAGGTCGCAACGCTGCTGGGTAAATTGGATGATGATCGTTTGTGGATATTGCTCCTCTGTTATGATTACTAAATCCCGCTTCTCAAAGCCGTTTTGCCCCATTGTTTGAGAGGGGAATATCTGTTTTACGCGTCCTTGTATTTCCATGTTTTTTTAATTCTAATGATAAAAACTTCTACTCTTATGCAGCTCCAAAACCTCACTGCTTTCCTTTCTATTTGCTTCAATAAACGCCCTCGCTTGTTGTATGCTTAGGTGAGTTTTGATACTGCCGTAAGCGTGGGTATATTCGCCGTTGGCTCGTGCTTCCTCTATTGCTTGTTGTATGTACTCCTCACAATAGTTATGCTCAATAGCATAGAGGTCATAACCCTTAGCGCTGATACCTTCCAAATGTACTGTATCGGTAGCGTGGAATATCTTTTGTCCGTTGGGCAGGAATATCCGCCAACCGAAATTAGGTACATCGTGGTACAGCTTTATAGGTGATACCTTGAACGCTCCGTAATCGTATATCTTACCCACTTGCAATACATCTATATTCTTGATACAAGGCAACTCCTCTAAGAGAAAATCACCACAAGCAATTCGCAAAGTAGGTCTTTCTGCTTGTAACCTCTGTAAAGTGCGTATTTTTAAATGGTCGCTGTGCTTGTGGGTAAGGAGTACAATTTTCAAAGAACGTTTGACTTCTTGTAAGGCTTTGAGAGAAACGCCGCAATCTACCATTATTGCATTGTTGTATATCACGGCGTTACCCTCGCTACCTGAACTAATGACTTTTGCTTGTATCATTCTTCAAAATCAACATCTTGAATAACATTGTTTGTAATAACCTCACAATATGAATCTTCATAGTAAGGAGACATATTGGCTTGCTGTTTTTCCATTTCTTCGAAAGGGTTACTGTATCCTTCAAAGATTTTAATAGCTTCTTGTTCTGTTTCTGCTTCTATCTCTATGCTATAATCAGCTATTATCGTGTGTCTGAATTTGATTGTATGTTTCATAGTGTTTGTTTTTATAAATTCTTAAAATCTACTTGCTTAGGACTTTCTGAAGGTGCAGGGGCAGGAACTGTTGGCTCTTCTTGAGCTACAATCTCGGTAGGTTCACTTTGCTCAATGATAACAGCGTCTTGCACATACCTACCTCCTTGCGGGTTATCTATATAACGCCCCTCGCTGTCTGCTTGGTCTTTCTCTATGGCATTCTGCATCTCTACTGATAACACCCCGTAGCGATTAAGTAAGAGCTTGAGGACTGTCTTCTTTGCCATGGCGTCAAACTCATTTTTCCACACCCCTTTAAATTCTTTGGTGTTTTTGTCAATTCCACTTTGTGAGTACTTGCTTACATGCTCTTTAACCTGCTCAAGGCTCATATATAGTGATTGCTGAAATCCATTTTGTAGCTCGATATAAGCCAAATAGCCTATGACTTTGCCTTCTGGATTTTCTCCAAGAAATTCAGTGTGTCCAGTGAATTTATTACGCTTAATCTCGCCTTCTCGTACCTCGCAGGTGTTAATGGTTCTGTATTGACCGCTGCGGATCGCCAATTGGATAAAGCCTTTGTATCCCATTTGGAACTGTGGATGTACTTCATGGGTCTTCCAATCCTTGTAAGCGATAACATACGCATACCCTAAGTTCTTGTTAAGTGGTAGGTTAAGGGCTGTAGCATTCAAGGCACACTTCATAAGCTCTGTATTATCGCATTGTAACAGCTCTTTGTTGCTATCTGAAAGTGCTAAGAGGTTTGACACAAATTCTGATTTTCTTGAACCTAATGTCTTTGTTAGGAAATCGGCTGTGGCTTTTTGATTAAGGAAATTACCTAATGTTAAGCCCTTTTCTGTGGTGGTTACTGCTGTACTCATTATTCTATGATTTTAATATTATTACTAAGTATATATGCCTTTAAGGCTCTGAGTTGCTCCATGGTGCCTTGTACAGTGAAATTGGTTACTATCAAATCAGGAACTACTTCTTGAGGTGCTGGAGCAGGTACTTCTTGAGGAGGGGCGGGTACTTCTTGAGGTGCTGAAGCTGGTACTTCTTCAGGTGCTTGTAGCGGTTCTACTTCTTTTGCCCTTGCTTCGGCTGCTAACCTTGCTTGCTCGGCTCGTACCTTTTGCGCTTCAAGGCGTTGTAGTTCAGCTTCTCGTTGCTGCTTGCGATACTTTGCATTATTTATCGCAATCATTACATCAAGGGTTTGCTTGTAATCAGCGAGGATCTCCGCCTTATATTCGTCAGGGTCTGTTAGGCTCTCAATAAATTTAAGGCTCTTAACGACGTTGTCGATGTTAGTGTTTACAAGGTCCTTCAAGCTCTTGTCACTGTCACTCAAACCTATCTTTAAACCAAGCCTTTCAAAAGGGAGGAAGTCAATATTGTTAGCTTGGCATAACTCTGTAAAATAAGCCCTGATACGTGCTTCTTTGTCTGCTTTTAAGCGCTCGTTGAACTCGTCAATTTTCACCTTAAGAATGCTATCGGCTTTCTCATATTTTACCTTGATAAAGGAGTTATATGCTTTTTCAAAAGCCTCATAAGGCGCTACTACTTGCTCTTTGATACGTTTGCGCTGCTCTTCAAAGTTATCCAACTCTTTATTGAGCATTGCCCTGGTGTCCTTAACTGCTTTCTTGGTGTCCTCTGTTACGAGTTGTTGGTCTAAATCAAGCGCTGCGATACGCTTGTCAATTTCTTTTCCTACGCTCTCTAATCGTTCATAGACGATCACGGGCAATTGTTGTACGGTGATTAAATTCTCATTCATTTTTAATAAATTTTATTTGTTACTTATTCTTCGTATTGGCTTAGTCTTTCACGAAACTCTGCCGCTATATTCTGCCTTGCTACGTCTATATAGTTGATATAGTCGTTAATCGGCACTTCACGGGTTACTTGACTATCAATAGGGAGGGCTAAAAACCCTATCACTCTATCACTATCAGCCCCAAACCCCCATATATGGTGCTCGTCTATTCTGTCAATTTGCAAAAGCCAATCGCCTATTTCATAGCATTTGCCCTTTTCTACGGTTGTTTTCATTGTTCTTTGCTTTTAGTGGTTACTCTAAGTGTATCACTGTCATATAGCCCGTAACAGTCCTTATTGAACCTTACCTTGACTATCTCAAGGCCTTCGTTATTGACTATCTCTACAATCACCCCTTCTTTGCCTTTTTGATTTGCGGGGTCTGTTGTTATAAAGGGATTAACTATTACTTTATCACCTATTTTCATATTACCATGTTTTAGAAGTTGCATAATCGGGGTGTATATCAGTATCTTTGAACTGAAACTCTTTGTTAGCTCGGTTGGTGAGTACCGTTGTTAATACGCTTTCTTGCATTTCAGTAGCCTTAACCTCTTGGAAGTTGATGTATATATACTGTATCTCTACGCTGTGGCAGCTTGCATTATTGTTGCCCTCACAATGAGTGGTTACATCGTAATATATCGCACAGTACCAATCATCAGGGTAATCATCTTCTGTGATAAACTCACAACTGAAAGACCTGGGATTATCTTCTTGCAAGTCCAATAAATCGCTGTAATAATAGCGTTGCTTGCGTTCTTCATTGAGCACGCGCTCAAATTCTGTGTTTGTCATTGTTCTCATAACACATACTTTAATTGGGTTTCTCTAAGGAGTTTTTCAAAAGCCTCTTTGTCGGCTTGAGAGATAAAGCAGTCGTTATATTGCTCTTTCTGCTCGTAGTTTAGCTCGTTGTAACGGCGCTTGTTGTAGCACAAATAGCCGTCAATCACTTGTAGTTGCTGGTCTTGCACTTTTTTTGAAGTTCTCTTGCAAGAGAATAATATTTGTAGTAATTTTGCCATGTTAAAAATTTTGTTTGTTATACACATGCCTCGCACTATTGCGGGGCTTTTTTTGTTAGCTGTTTTGTCTTGCTTTCTCAAATTCAGCGTAAAATTGTGTTGCATACTCTGATATATCAACGGGTTCTTTCAGTTTAATTGAAGACTTGCCCCCTTCCACAAGGGCAAGTTCTTCATTAAGGCTAATAATCTCGCTTGCCAATTCTCTAACCAGACCCTCTAAGGAGAACTTGAGCAATGTTATTCGCTCTAATCTTCTTTTCAGGTGTCTTTTTAGCTCGGTATTATTCATAACTATTCTACTTTAACTTCGTCAATTGAGTACCCATAACTCTCATAGAGCGGCATTAGATTGACATTTAATAAGGTGTTACTTCTTCTTCTGGCAGACTCTCGTATTGCTGTCTGTGTCTTTTGCATTATAAGTGCTATTTGTAGGCTTAATTCATTATTAGTTAATATCTCATTAGAGATAGCCTCTGACAACTTACCCGTAATGGTGCGTTTTTTTTTAACCTCTTTCATTGCTAATTAAATTATATTTACTAACTTTGTTGCGTAAAATGTTACTCATTTTTCACGATGCAAAGATACAGATTTTTTCTGTATTAAAAATATTTATACAGAAAAAATCTGTATTAAATAGTGTTAAAGTTTATAAGTAGCTGTTTTTTAATTAATTATATAAAAAATGTTATCTAAATACATTTGGGGTTTATACAAAGAAAGTAAACAAGGGAAAGAGGTTATCAATTTCTTTGAGTATGATAATGTTTTTTGGTGTGATGTAAGGGTTATTAATAAATACAACCCCAACTATGGAAAATGGATTAAAAAGAGGGAGTATGAAAGCATAATGATGGAGATAGGAGATAGCGCTTATGATAGAAAAACTGAGTATGATTTCAAAGATTTTTCGGAAGTACGAGAAGAGTTTGAGAGTTATTTAGATGAAGGCATTTTTTATTTTGATGACGACGAAAAAGAATACATAATATCTCCTAAAGACTATCAGAGTTTTTTAAATCTACATGTAGTAATATCTTTTTATTTCTATGCTATAGCTTATCAGTATACATTCCCATACCTATTTACATACCGATTTTTTGACTTAAACAAAATTGCAGATACATTTAATATTGAACTTCCAAACCTACCAAAGAAAAGCGACTATCGCTCCCGTTGTATGTATTACATTGAACTTTGTGAGGTGTTTTACAAATTTAGAATAGAAAACAATCTTACTCCTAATGAATTATGTGCCTTTTTGTATGATTTTGCTCCTAACTATGTAAACAAGGAAAAAACGGAAATATTTAAGCCAAGTCAAGCATGGTTCATAGGGGGATTAATCTCAGAGGAAGAACGATTGGAAGAAGAAAAATTTTGGCAAGCAAACCCCGAAACTAAACGAGGCGACATTTTAGTACATTATGAAACCTCTCCCATTAGTGCTATCACACACATTTGGAGAGCCCAAACAGACGGAGTTATCGACCCATTTTTCTATTACTATGCTAATTCCTATATAGGAAACGAAATAGAAGTACCCCACATCACCCTAAAAGAATTAGAAGCCGATGAATATTTTTCAAAACACCCACTAATACGCAAAAAATTTCAAGGAGTAAACGGATGGACTATATCTAATGACGATTACTCACATTTATTGCAGCTGATAAGAAGTAAAGGGTTTGACACATCTGTATTACCAACCTTACAAGCGCCTGAACCTCCTCAGGGAATTGAATTGCATAATGAAAGAGATGTGGAAGTGAAATTATTAGAATATTATCTGAACCAGATAGGATATTCTGAAAACAAAGATTTCATAAGACAATTACCAATAAAGGCAGGTAGAGGTAACAGAATATATCCTGATTATGCCTTACATTACGACAATAAAAGAGGATACGAGAAAGCAAAGATACTTATTGAGGCTAAATATCATCTGAAAAATAATAAGGAAATAGAAGACGCATTTAAACAAGCTCGTTCCTATGCTAACTTATTAGAAAGTGAAAAGATTATCCTTTGTGATAAGTTTGGTCTAATTATTTATCTAAAGAAAGGTTCTTTTGATAGATATAATTATGAAAAAATATATTGGAATGATTTGCAAAACCCTGATATTTATAACAAGTTTGTTAATATGTTAAAGATGTGATTTAGTGGTGAAAGTATATAACTAAATAACATAACATACATAGCAAAAGAGTTTCGTATAAAAAGGAATGAAAAATAATTTATATACAGAAAAAATCTGACTAAAAATGAAAACATATACTCCACCACAAATAATTGAAACATTAGCAGAACATTTTAAAGTTACTATCTCTGAATTAGCACAAAAATCAGGATACGAAAGGGCTCAATCTTTCTATGATGTTATAAGTGGAAAAACTAAAAATATAAGCCCAAAAATGGCAAATAAAATAGCCGCAGCATTCCCTGAAATCAGCAAGGACTGGCTGCTCACTGGCAATGGCTCCATGCTTGTCCCACAGATAGAAGAAGTTGTACCAGAGGAGGAAGACGAAGACGAAGACGATTTAGTACTATTCCTAAGAGATGAACGTAAAGGCTATGATATTACCCTGACAGACATATACGAAAAGACAAAAATACCTGTAAAGGTGCTCAAAGAAGCTCAACAAGGTATTTCCGACCTGCCCGCAAAATATAGGAATGCTTTGGAGAAATACGTCAATGAAGTAAGGGAATACTTTCAAGAAGATGCAATAGGAAGTCCTATTGGGAAGCCTACTGGTTACTACTACCCTGAAGTATATGCAAAAGCTGGGTTTGATATTGCTAATTTTAACGATGAAATGCAGCGTATCCCTGTATATATACCTAATTTTGGAGATGATGTTACCTTTATAAATGTGTATGGGGATAGTATGTATCCAAAATACAAAGCAGGAGATGTAATAGGTATAAAACATGTTGATTTCGTATATTTAGTATTCGGACATCCTTACGTGGTAGTGTTTGATAATGGAGATGTTAATATAAAGTATGTGCGCAAAGGTTTCGATGACCTTCATGTGAGTTTAGAAAGTGAGAATCCGAAATACGATCCTCGTGAATATCCCCTTAGAATTATTCGTGCATTTTATGCTGTAAAAGGAAGCGTAAAGAAAGAGCGAATGTAA